CCCCCGTGGACAAGATCAATAAAGTCCTCGCGGAGCGTTCTCTAGCCGAGTTCGTTCGACAGCTCTGGCCGTATATCGACCCGCATCCGTACGTTCATGGGTGGCACATCGACGCAATATGCGAGCACATGGAAGCGGTCGTTAATGGCGACATCAAGCGAATTCTGATCAACATTCCGCCTCGTCACATGAAATCGATCAGCATTTCCGTGGGATTATGCCCGTGGGCGTGGTTGAAGAAGCCCGCACTACAATTCTTATACAGTTCCTACGCTTCAGGATTGTCTATACGCGACGGAGTGAAAGCTCGACGGGTAATTGACAGCCCCGTGTATAAAGCACGCTGGAAAGACAAATTTACGCTTACCTCTGACCAGAACACAAAGATTCGTTTCGACAACAAAGAAGGCGGCTACCGCATCTCGACCTCCGTCGATGGTATGACAACGGGCGAGGGCGGCGACATCATCGTAATTGACGACCCCAACAACGTTAAAGAAACCGAGTCGGATGTAACTCGAAATTCCACGAACTCATGGTTTGACGAAGTTATGCAGTCTCGTTTCAATGACCCGAAGACAGGCGCTCTCGTGGTCATTCAGCAAAGAACGCACTCGAACGATCTTTCGGGACATATTTTGAAGAAGTACGGTACCGGAGAGTATTATCATTTGGTTCTTCCCGCAGAGTATGAGATAGGTACCAAGAGTCGATCTTTCGGCGGGTGGGTTGATCCTAGAACTGAAGAAGGTGAACTTCTTTGGAAAGAGCGCTTCGGAGTTGACGAGGTGGCTAGGCTCAAAGTAGCTCTCGGTGCCTATGCAGCAGCAGGACAGTTGCAACAGCGTCCTTCCCCTCGTGATGGGGGAATTGTTCCGATCAAAGCGTTTCAGCGATATGTAAAACCGCCTTCTCAAGAAGAGATAATGCGTCTCTCTCTTGTATTTGATACCGCACAGAAAGACAAAGAGCTGAACGACTTCTCTGTTTGTCAGGTGTGGGCCGAGACTTCGCGGGGATACTATCTCCTATTTGTGTGGCGTAAAAAGGTTCTTTTCCCCGAACTCGAACGCATGGCAATCGCTCTTTGCGAAGAGTGGTGTCCCCACGAAGTAATCATCGAGGACAAATCGTCGGGTACCTCGCTGATACAGTGCTTGAAGGAGCGCACGAAGTTTCCGATTATCGGAGACGACCCAGGCTCACAAAGTAAAGTGCTGAGAATGGAGAACGAATCGACGCTGATCGAATCTGGCAAAGTCTACATACCCGACGATAAAGATTGTCCGCCGCCTTGGCTAGTAGACTTCGAGGAAGAGTGTCTTGTGTTTCCTAACGGCGAGCATGACGATCAGATCGACCCGATGTCCATGTATCTGAAGCGCGTTCGATTGAGAAGACAAAGAGGACCTGTTATCGTTGCGCCGCAGATTGGCGGCGATCTGGAGAAACCTTGCGCTTTCGCTGGATGTTAGGAGGCTCAGTTTGTGCGACTTCATAAATGCTTACTGTTGGAAGGAAAATGTCAAAGTCATGTGCGACAACACACCTCATGTTGCGTGCCGTACGCTGCGCGATGCTATCGAGAAAAATCAGGAGAAAGAAAATGGCGACACTGAACGAAATCTTTCGGAGAATCATTCTAGCAAACGAACTGAGCGACAATCTGAAGTACGTTCACAGATTTAGCGATGCTGACGGTGTGCGCTCCGGAAAGTCCGGATACAGCTTCGGCATTTCTCAGTTCGATACGCAGAACAACGATCAGGCGTTGAAGTGTCTGAGAGAGTGCGGTTTCACCGAAGCTGAAATCACAGGCATCGTGAAGCAGACGATTGACGTGAAGCCTCTTGCCGCACGTCTCGCTGCTCACGCCGACATTATCGCGAAGTATGACAGCGAGCAGTTGTCCTACTGTCTGAACAAGGCGATCAACTTCGACATCGATCACGGCATTCAGATTGCGAACGTTTCGGCAATGTTAGCCGGAGCCGATTACGTGAATCAGTACGGTTCACAGGGCAACGGCGCTCGTGCATACTACAAAGGGTTAGGGCGACCCATAACCGCTGAAGACGTGCTTCAATTCAAGTTGACGCAAACGAAGTACGGCAGAGAACATCCGGACGACTGCCACAGGCGCTATAACAATCTCGTTCGAATTTATAAAGAAATGACGAAGTAGCACCACATCAACAGGAGGAGGAAATCAAAATGGTAAGTTCGAGCACAGCAGCAACTCTTGTCGGCGTAGCCGTCGCAGCAGGCACCGCAGCACAGCCTGTCCTCAACGCAGTTCAGGGTACCATGAACACAGGCGACTGGACTAATCTCGCAGCCGCAGTGGGCATGGCGATCTTCGGCTGGTTCACCAGGTTCAAAACCAAAACCCCGTAGTAGATTCACAAATCTCACAACCAACAGGAGATTACATTGAAAAAAGAATTCATGATTAATGGAAGTTTGACAGTCGCACCCGCAGCAGTCGGAGCAATTCAGATTTCTGTGCCTGCTGGCGGAGCGATAACTCTGAAATCACCCGTCTTCTCGTGTGACAAGATCACCGTGACTCTCGCGCTCGTAGAAGATGCCTCGTTCGCTGCTGCCGGAACTGTCATTGTTCCGAAAAGTAAGATCAGGGGACTCTCGACCGCATCGAGAGCAACTGTTAAAGCTATCACTGGCGCAGTGGTGGTCAACGGCGGCGCAGTTGCGACACTCGAAGCTCTCACCGTTCAAGCGGTCGCAAACAACGTTCCGCTTTCCGGATGCTGGGTTCTACAGCCCGGCAAAAACTATCTCGTGACGATCACTAACAACAACGCTGCCGCAGCCGCAGTCGATTTCACGCTCAAGCTGGAGGAGTAATCGATGCGGACAACTCCCGTAAGAAAATCTAAAGCCAATCTCTCAGAGGTTGGCTCAACAGGTCTTCGTGAGTTCGGCGGTCAGATCAATGAGGAGTTTCTTCGTCAACTTTCTGGCATAAAAGGACTCAAGACTTTCGGAGAAATGCGCGACAACGATCCTACGATTGGCGCAATTCTCTTCGTTATCGACAAGCTGCTTCGCAACGTGAAGTGGAAAGCAGAACCTGCCAGCGCAGACCCTCGCGCTGTAGCTGAAGCTAACTTTCTCGCTGAGTGCAAAGATGATATGGAACACTCGTGGGAAGATACGATCAGCGAGATTCTGTCCATGCTCACTTACGGCTTTGCGCCTCTTGAGAAAGTCTACAAGATACGCGCAGGAGTCGAAACAACGAACAAAAGCTTCTATAGCAAGTACAAAGACGGTCGCGTGGGCTGGAGGAAACTGCCCTTGCGAGCACAAGAGACGGTATGGGGTTGGAATCGTGACGCTGATGGTGACGTTGAGAGCTTAGAGCAGTTGCCTCCGTTCGGTCAGAAAGTCACCATTCCCGTATCGAAGCTCCTGCTTTTCAGGACCGTGAGTTACAAGAATAACCCGCAAGGGCGCAGCATTCTCAGAAACTCGTATCGTCCGTGGCACTTCAAGAAGCGCATTGAAGAAATCGAGGGCATAGGCATCGAACGCGACTTGGCGGGTCTTCCCGTTGCTCACGTTCCGGCTAGTATGCTCTCGCCTAACGCATCGCCAGAAGAAAAAGCGACTCTCGCTGTTATCAGACAGATGGTAACTAGCATTCGTCGCGACACTCAAGAGGGTATCGTGTTCCCGCTTGTCTACGACTCGGACAAGAACCTGATGTATAAGCTTGAGTTGCTGAACTCGGGTGGAGCAAGACAGTTCGACACTAGCCAGATTGTTGACAGATACGACAAGCGCATAGCCATGACCGTGCTTGCCGACTTCATCTTTCTGGGTCAGAGTAAAGTCGGCTCCTTCGCACTGTCGAGCGATAAAACCGATATGTTTGCAGCCAGTCTCGGTGCATGGCTGAACGACATCGCGGCAGTGTTCAACAGAGACGCAGTGCCGCAACTCATGAAGCTCAATAGCGTTCCGCCTGAGTTTTGGCCGAAGCTTGTTCCTGGCGACATCGAGAAAGCGGACATCACGAAGTTTGCCGACGCCGTGTCCAAACTGCTTCTCTGCGGTGCTCTTCTTCCGAGCGATGATCTTAACGATAAAAGCAGGGTCATGTTGGAACTTCCGCTTGTTGAGTCAGACGGTAACAGCTAATGACGAAGCGCGAAGCAGCAATAGCGGCAATTCTCGCTGCCGCTGATGGAAACACGTCAAAAATGAAAGCTGCTTTCTTAGCTGCGATAGACGAGCTTAGATTGAATCTCGTTGACTCAGTAGCTCTGGAAGCAGCTCTTGCCGTGGGTGACATCGAAGCAGCAATAGCGGCAACGCACATCGATGATCTTGAGAATCTTTTCTTCGGAATCGGCATGTCGAATAATGCCTACGTTCTGAATGACGAGATGATCAGAGTGTTTGGCATCGGTGCAGCTACCGCGCTGTCGAATCTACCAGAAGCTCTGCAAAAGGCACTAAGTTTCAATCTGCTGAACGAGAGAGCTGTCAACATCATGCGTCGAGAAGGCGCAGATATGATATCGAATCTGACAGCAAGCAGCAAAGCGGGCGTGAGAGCGATCATGGAACGCTCGATAGCCGACGGAAGAAATCCAGTCAAGCAAGTTCAAGAAGTCAGACAGCTAATCGGTTTGACTCCGAACTCTGCTCAGGCTGTTTTCAACTTCAGAAGACAGCTCGAAGAGCAACGCACTCTCGGGTTCAAAGCTCCTGGCGATAGGCGTCTCAGCGCAATAGAGCGCTCGGTTGTAAATCGTCACATGAAAGAAGGACATCTGACCGATGCTCAAATCGACTCGATGGTTGAGCGATACTTTCAAAGTCTGCTGAACAAAAGAGCCAAAGATGTAGCTCGCACTGAAGCACTGAATGCCATTAACAACGGGCAGCTTGAAATGTGGGAGCAAGCTAGGGATGCGGGGTATCTGGACGACGAAGAAGATCGGATGTTCTGGATAGTCACTCATGACGATAAGCTCAGAGCGACACACGCTGCAATCCCAGGCATGAACCCGTACGGAGTCAAAATAGGCTCGTTGTTTCTTACACCTTTTGGACTCGTGAGAGGCCCAGGCGACAGAAATGTAAACTTGATCAACTGTAGATGCGTTTTAGTGATTGGTAGATTCGGAGAAACAATAACCTAAGGAGAATGTGACAGCCATGGCAATAGCTCAGGTAATTTTTAAAGGGGAATTTTCTAAGGTTGACAAAGTTCACAAAGTCGCGTATGGGTGGGCATACGTTACCGAGAGCGATGCGACAACGGTTGTAGACCACTCAGGCGACACTTGGGACATCGCTCAAGTCGAGAAGACCGCTCACCAGTTTGTGTGCGATTGTCGAGTCGGCGGAGAGAGTCATGTCTTCAAAGGCGGAGCAGAGCTTGTCGAGTCGCTTGTCTTTTCGAAGGCGGTACAAGAAGCACTCGGCATCGATTTGAAGAAGCAGGGCTGGTTCGTCGGTTTCAAAATCACGGACGAGACTCTGCTTGAGAAGATTGAAAAAGGCGAGCTTTCGATGTTCAGCATCGGTGGCAACGGAAACAGGGAGGCGATTTAATGCGGACTAAAGGTAAGGCGACTCACAAACTCAGTGACGTTGTTCTCGATGAAATCTCGTTCGTTGGCAAGGGCGACAACCCTGAAGCGCATGTTCTGCTGCTGAAGATCAAGAAAGACAAAGGAAAGCAATCCATCGTCGCCCTGGGTAAAGAGTTCGGCGGTGAAGCGAAAGAAATCGCACTGAAAGAGTGGTTCGACGGCGCCGCGGGTACTATCCTGAAAGACGCCATGACCTTCGATCAGATCATTAGCAACCAGGAGATTAAGAGCAAAGTGTGGACTCTGGTTTACACGCTCGAAGACTCCATCTCCTCTATCATGAACGATAGTGACGTAACCGACAAAGCATCCATGATTCAACAGAGTGTCGATGAATTCAAAGCAGCAATAACCCCAATCGCAAAACAAGGAGGAGCAGAAATGCCCGCAGAGCTGAAGAAGAAATTGGAAGAAACTGAGGCAACTGTCGCCACGCTGAAGTCGGAGAAATCCGCACTTGAAGCGGAGATCGTCACCCTGAAAGCCGCTCCGAAAGCGGGCGACAAGTGCCCCACCTGCGGCGCTGTGAAGAAAGAAGCCGACGGCATCGACAAGTCGGCCCTCCCCGAAGCTGTGCGCAAGCAGCTCGAAACTCAGGAGCAGGACATCAAGAAGCAGGCTGAGGACATCGCGAAGATGAAAGACGAAGGTCTTACTCGCGAGTACGTTGCCAAAGCTGTCGAAGTTGGCGCAATAGGCAAATCCGACGAAATCGGCACTCTGCTCAAGGACATCGCGAAACACGACAGCGCCCTGGCTGTCAAAGTCTTCGACGTGCTGAAAGGCGCAGACACGAAGATTCGCACTGGCGGCCTGTTCACGGAACTCGGCAAAGAAGAAGGCAAAGGCGGAGCATCTGCTTACGACATGATCGTTCAGAAAGCCTCCGAGCTGCGCAAGACCTGCCCGGAACTCAGCGAAGCTCAGGCGTTCACCAAAGTCTACGACACGGATCACGACCTGCGCAATCAGCACCTGGCCGAGACTCGCAAGAGCAAGTAACTCTCAACCTGCAACAGTCACATAAAACCGAAACGAGGAGGAAGAACAAAAATGGCAACTGAACAACCGCTCTTTAAAGTCGGCACTCTTAAAGCCGCCGCCGATCTTTCCGCAAAGCAGTATCGCTGCTTGAAGGTCACCGCGGACGAAACTCTCAACATCGCAACCGCTGCCGGGGAGAACATCTTCGGCGTGCTTCAGGACAAGCCTCTGGCAGGCGCACCCTGCGAAATGATGTGCATCGGCATCACCAAGCTCGTTATCGGAGCCGGCGGTCTTGCCGCAGGTGCAATCTGGGAAACCGCTGCTGACGGCTCCGGCATCACCGTAGCGGCAGCCAAAGTCGGCCTCGGTACCGTAATCAAGGGTGGCGCTGCCGGAGAACTGGCAACCGTTTCCATCGGCTTCGCTCAGGGTGCAACAATTCCGTAACCTTTAACTTTTCACTAGATAAACAACGTCAAAACAATTTAACGGAGGATTTAAACATGCCGCAACCGACCCCTAGTGATGTGCATATCGACGCAGCGTTGACAAACGTTTCCGTCGCCTATGTGCAGGACGCATCCAACTTCATCGCCGACAAGGTGTTCCCTTGCATCCCTGTCAGCAAGCAGTCCGGCAAATACTGGAAGTACGAGAAGGGTGCCTTCTTTCGCGACGAAGCGAAACGCCGTGCGCCTGGTACCGAATCCGCTGGTGGCGGGTACAAGCTCGGCACCGACGGGTACTACTGCGAGAAGTGGGCCTTCCACAAAGACGTGGATGACGATACGGTCGCGAACAGCGATGCCGGAATCGACCCGTTCCGCGATGCAGCTACCTTCTGCATGAACACTCTGCTCATTCGTCGCGAGCGTCTGTTCATGGACGAGTTCATGAAAACGGGCGTCTGGGGCACCGATGATGTCGGCGGTGTCAACTTCGGCCAGTGGGACGATGAAGTAGCGTCCGACCCGAACGATGATGTCAAGCGTGCCCGTCTCAAGATTCTCGGCAGCACGGGCTATCGCCCCAACACTCTGGTCGTGGACATCTTCACCCACGAAGCGCTCAAGAAGCACCCGCTTATCCAGGCGAAATTTGCCTACTCGAACGCCGCTTCGATCACCACCGCCATGTTGGCGGCGTACTTCGAGGTTGACAACTACTACATCTCGCAGGCTATCTTCACCGCCAGCGACGAGACGGTAGTAAACCCTGTCATGCAGTTCGTAGCGCCGAAATGCGCTCTGCTCTGCTACAGCGTGAAAACCCCGTCGCTGCTCCAGCCGACCGCTGGCTACACCATGACCTGGGCCGGCCTGACTGGTCTGAACAACATGGGCATCACGACCAAGCGTTTCCGGATGGAGAACATCGAGTCCGAGCGCGTCGAGAACCAGTTGTCCATCGAACTGAAGCTGGTCGCCGCCGACATGGGCTACTTCTTCTCCGGCACCGTGAGCTAGACTCACTAAAATAGCGGACCTCTTCGGGGGTCCGCTATACCTCAAAGGAGGTGACTTAACATGCGGCAATACAATGGTGAATATGGAGGGAGAGTGTTACACCCGTTTAAAGGTGCGGGTACTTCGTTTATTCGAGGCGCTGTTCTTTCCGCTGAACTCGTGTCCGAATGGCCCTTAGCAAACAGACGTGCTCTGCATGATGCGGGCAGAGTCGAATGGTTCGGTGCTCCTAACGAAGAAGAAACCGAAGCGCGTGAAGAAGGCGCTGCTACGAAGAAAGAGAAGAAGGAAACGACTCCTCGGGCTCCGAGGGCACCCCGCGCTAAGAAAGCAAAGAAGGCGTCCGTCGTAGTCGAGAAAGTCGAAGCAGCTCCCGCAGCAAAACCCGCGAAGCGCGGCGGCAGAACAAAATAAATTGAGGAGGTGATTTAAGATATGGGAAGACTCACTGGTTTAGTCAAGCGCAATCGCGGCAAACACGCCTACGACTCTCTCTTTCTGAACGGACTTGAAATTCCGTGTGAGCTGTCCTTCAGCATTGCACAGAACGCAACTCAGTTCGGAACCGAGGTCGAGATTTCCGTTTGCAATAAGGACGGCATTGTTATCCCCGGCGTCCACACTCTCGACGTGTATCTCAGCGATACCGTCAACGGCGTAGGCGTTACTGCCGTTGACCCCTTCGGCGCCGTAACGGCGAAAGCGGCATCCGGCACCGTTCTCGGAATTCTGACTGCGAAGAAAGCTTTCAGAGTTACGACACTGGCGACTGGCAAATTCACACTTCAGATCATTGACGATGTGACTCCCGTTTTTCTTTACGTTGCAGCAAGCATCCCGAGCCTGGGGCTTGTTCAAGTTTCTCGCAAGACGGTCGCGGGCGACTACAAGCCGTAACATCGACAGCAGCATTTATTCATGACAGAGACGCGGTTACTCGCCGCGTCTCTTTTTAAGCAAGGAGTTGACAATGGCGTGGACATATTCTGGTAACCCTAGCGCAAGTAGCAAAGACGCAGTTCGATTTCTTGTCGGGGATACTCAGGCAGAAGCGCCTTTAGCTCAGGACGAAGAGATAACGTGGGCGCTGACAGAGAACCCTAATATTTACGCTGCTGCTGCTCAAATCGCTAGTTCCATTGCGATTTACTTCGCGACTCAGGCACAGTCGATCAAGATCGGCCCACTGACTGAACAATACACTTCGAGAGCCAAAGACTATCGAGATTTAACCTTAACTTTGAAAACAAAGGCCACTGAAAGACAGGGCCTCAACATATACGCTGGTGGAATAGAAGATCGTAGTCCAATCGAGAATCTTTCTGTCGGAATGCACGATAACAACGGGAGTGACTAATGGGCTTCTACGAGCAACGTGCCGCTTCCGCACTTCGACTGATTAAGAAGTACGGCATGACAATGACAGTGAGGCGAGTCACCAAAGGCGAGTATAACAGCGAAGCGGGCGAAAGAGCCGCGGATGTTGTGCTTTCGCTAGACGGAAAAGGCATCATTGAGGAATACGAGACAAAAGAGATTGACGGCACACTGATTCAAGCAGGGGATAGAAAGATCATTCTCGCTGCTTCAGGTCTTGCAATTCGCCCCAAGAAGGGCGATCTTCTCGTTATCGACGGCGCAATCAGTCAGATCGTAAAGAACAAACCGACTTCACCTGGCGGAGTAGACATAATTCACAATCTTCAGATAAGGGATTAAATCATGCTCGCTGATCTGAAAAAGTTCCAACTCGATTTAAAGCACTTCTCCGAAGTCGTTACTCCTGAGACACACGCGAGACTGTGCGGAAGAATTGCCTTCAGATTGCATCAATACGTTGTCGCAGGATGTCCGGAGAATCCTAAGGGTACACCCGTTGACACTGGCTGGGCGAGAGCAAACTGGGCTGTATTCATAGGACGCAACTGTCCGACTAAGCCGATAGGGGAACGCGGCAAACACAGACTGATCTTTGACGCAACGACAATGACAATCGCTGTGCCAAAGTTTCCGTTTATCTGGGTCTACAACAACGTACCGTATATCGAAAAGCTCGAAGACGGACATTCTCAACAGGCTCCAACGGGTATGGTCGCAGGCGCACTTAACAACATACAAGTATATATGGATAACTTATGAGCGCACTGACAGCAGAAACTGAAATGATACACCGCTTCAAGACGCTCTGGGCGGATAGATGTCCCGCTCAGTATCCGAATCTTGCTTTTGACCCACCTGAAAGAACTGGCAACGCAGAGTGGGTGAGAGTGAACATCAAGGACACAACTCCTGAAGGTGACGCTCAGATCAGCATCGGCTCCGAGCAGAACGATTGTCGCTTCACAGGATTGCTCACGATACAGGTTTTCACGAACACTGACATCGGTCACGCTCCTGCAATGCGCAGAGCAGAAGAAGCTGCCGCGATCTTCTTGAAGTGGAAAGGAAGTGTCAACGGGTTACTGTTCAGAATACCCGTTATCAAAGAGATAGGCACAGACGCGGAGGGGTGGTTTCAGGTTAACTGTATCATCGCCTTTATTCGAAACGAAATCATCTAACCAGGAGGTGTCAGAAATGCAGAAGTCGATATTGAAAGAGAATGCAGTTGTTGACGGGGAGTTGAGACAGGCGGGGGAAGATGTCTCCGAAGCGTCTGCCTTTGAGCTGGGTGTGCTCGAAGCTCACGACAAGATCGTTATCACGAAACTCGAAGAAGAGAAGCTTCCTGAGCTTCCTGCTGCGAACCACAACAAGAAGAAGAACGGCGAAGAGTAAACACGAGTAGTCAAATCTAAAGAATAAAGGAGAGTTCAACGATGCCTACCACAGGTGTTAACGCAGCAGTAGCAACAAACGACATTCTGCTGGCATACGCCCTCGAAGCAGCATGGGGTGTTAAGCCGGCAGTCGCGTTCAATCAGATGCGCATCGAATCTGAGAACTTCACTAGCAGCAAAACAAGAGCGCGGCCGGGCGAGATTAACCCGACTGGTCAGGCATCCGGCGCAGTGACAACCAAAGTAGAAGCCAAAGGCGATCTGAAGTTCAGTCTCTCGACTGCTACTCCGTTCGACCTTTTCTGCGCTTCCATCATGGGTGTTGCTGACACGGCGGTCAACTTCGCCGCAAAAGTCACCGTCGCCGCTACCGCATCCGGATTTACTGACAGCGGTTCAGGGTTCGTCACAGGCAACGTTCACGCAGGGGACTGGATTCGCGTCACTGGCTGGTTGGCAGGAAACGCAGCGAACAACGGGTACTATCAGGTACTCACAGTTGTTGCAGGTACGATCACCACATTGCCGGCACCTCCGGTAGTTGCAGCCGCTGGTAACTCCGTGACGTTCACGGGACAGAAGTGCGTCAACGGCACAAACATCAACAGCTTCTGGTTTCAGAAGCAGCTCGCGTCGAATATGTTCTTCGCTTATCCGGGTTCCGTCTGCACGGGCGGCGGTATCTCCGCATCCCTGGGTGGCTTCTTCTCGGGTGATCTTTCGTTCTTGTGCAAAGATCAGGTCAAAGCTATCGTTGACGGTTCGACAGGCGCACAGATTGCCGCAGGAACAGGGACCGTTATCGATACTGTCAACGGTTTCGGTACGATCTATCGCGGCGCAGCGCCTCTCGACGGCATTTTGCAAAAGATCGACCTGAAGTGGCAGCAGCAGGGCGCTCGCCAGCAGTACGGCATGGGCTCCACAGCCGCAGCAGGTTTCGGCAAAGGGCTTCTCGAAGTCTCCGGCACGATGGAAGTCTACTTCAAGACTTTCGCGCTCTATGACGAATTCATCGCAGAGACAGGCGCGATGATCAGCTTCAGGGCAACGGACCTCACTGGTGCTGGCTACATCTTCACCATGGGTAACGCAACAATCATGAACCCGACCATCGTTGCAGGCGGACCCAATCAGGATGTCATGGCGACATTTCAGATCGAAGCCAACCCGACTTCGGCAGCCAGCATCTTCGGCGGTCAGTCGTTCCAGATCGACAAGGTCACCTAATCATCGACAACAGTTTGGGCGGAGCGATAACCCCTCCATCGTGTGAGTAAGGCATGTGCTGAGACTCTTCACCGCCCCTTTTTTTTAAGTGAGGGACAACAACTATAATGAATCAAGCGAGGGTACAACAATGGCAAATCCTTTTCAGATGTTCAAAACCGATCCGACTATCGAAACCACAACCGGCGTAATTCTCGACTACGGCGATTTCCGCTGCCGTGTAGCAAGAGCGGGTGGCGCTAACAAGCGTTACACGAAGCTGATCGAAGCTCGCATGAAGCCGCATAGCCGTCTGCTTGCCGTTGGCAAGATGGACGACGATGTCGCAACTCGCATCCTGGTCGAAGTCTTCTCCGAGACGGTCATCCTCGATATGGATGTCCTCGACAAAGAGAAGAGTACCATCGAAGCGCCTGTCTACATCCCCGGCATTCTTTGCGAGGACGGCACGATCATCGAGGACAACTACAAGAACCGCGTTGAGTTCTTCTTGAAGCTCGAAGAAATGTTTCTCGACGTGAGGAAACAGGCCAACGACTTCACACAGTTTCTTGAAGCTGTGAAGGAAGACATCGTAAAAAACTAACCGACTGCCTGAACTGGAACAACACTTGGGGAAGTCGCCTAAAAGGGCTACTTGAAATGGAGCAGAGCGGTGGGGAAACTCCTGCCGCTCTGCTTAATCGTCCAATACCGAGCGAAGACGCTCTTCCGTACTGGCAAGCATTTCAAACTCTGACAGGTTCAAGGCAGTGGACACAAGCAGGGCCGTTATCGATACCTTATCCGACGGTAATAAATTGGCTCAACGAGAACTTTGTCTCTGAGCCAGATGATAGGGAGGATTATCTTCAGATCATTCAACAGCTAGATTCAGTTTATTTGGACATACAATACGCCAAACTTAAAAAATAGGTGACGCAATGGGACAGGAAACATTCCTTAGAGTCGGAATCGACGGCAGTGCGGCGAAGTCCGGCGCTAGAGTCGTTACTCGTTCCATGGACGATATCTCCAATAGTGCGCAGACTGTGGGCAAGCATGTAGCCTATTTGCAGTCTGCGCTTACGCATTTGGCGGGTACCGCCGTGGGCGTATACGGCATCGCAACCGCACTTCAAGCAATTAAAGCAGCATCTCTGGGAGTGCTCGACTATCTGGGTAAGATAGAAACCGCAACTCTTGGCATCGCCGCTGCGTATCTAGTCAGTGGGCAGTATCAGGACACAATCACGAAGAAAGCGCTCTCCGCACAGACGGCGCTAAAGGCGGCGCAAAACGAATCCGCCGCTGTAATCGAGCAACTGAAGGTCGCCAACTTTCAGACCATCGCGACACTTGATCAGCTCATTTTCGCTTATCAAGTTACCCTGCCTGTCGCCATGTCTGCTGGCTTCAATAAGCAGCAGGTCATGGACTACACGCTTGCGATGGTACAAGCTGCGGGTGCTATCGGATTATCATTCGATCAGATAGCAGAAGAAACGCGCTCCATGCTCACAGGCAACATCACTCGAAACTCTCGTATCGCTCAGGTTCTTGGTCTGAGAAACGAAGACGTTACGGCGCTGAAGGGCAATGCAACAGGTCTTTTCGACATGCTCATGGGTCGTCTGTCTGGCTTCAGAGTAGCGGGCATCGAGGCACAGAAAACATGGGCGGGTCTGCTCTCGAACACAAAAGATATTGCTTTGCAGTTATCGGGCAAAGCTTTCGAACCTGTTTTCGATGCAGTTAAGCAAAAGCTCGTGGAAATCCAGAAAGCCACTTTCACAATCGCGAAAGACAGTAGTGGATTACAGTCGATCAAATTCAGTGACGAGTTCATAAAGGGCGCGAAAGAGGCAGCAGAGTTTTTGAAAGCTTTCGCAAACGGTTTGATATCGAGTGCAACTTTCATCTACGATCATGCTGGCGCTATAAAGGCGCTCGTGGAAATCTACATCGGGTTCAGACTTACGGTTTACGCTGCAACGTTAGCACAAAAAGCGTCAAACATCGTCTCTCTCGAAGGCATGGCGATTGAAAATAGTCGCCGCGCTCTTGCTGTCCAAGATTTAGGCATCGCAGCACAGGCAGCAAAAGCAGAGGCAACAAAAACTGCCGCTGCTGTCGCATATCAGCAAGCGAGAGTGGCAGAAAACGCAGCAGAGAGAGCGGGTATAGTTCTGGAGCTTCAGTCTGCATCCAGTACCGAAGCTGCCGCCACCGCAAGTTATGCCAAAGTATCGGCAAAGCTCGCAGAGGCTGCGGCTGAAGTTGCTTCTCTCACAGCGGTTCGTGGCTCACTCGAAGCAGAGAGAGCGCTGATCGTAGCTAAGATGGCGTCCAATGATGCAACGGCGATCGGTCTAGCTAATCAGCAGGCTAGTATCGTTGCAAAACAGGCGACTCGTGCTGCAACAATCGCAGAGACTCAGCAGCTAATCACGCAGAAACAGGCTATCATTGCAAAATGGGAGTCCGAGTTGTTTTTCGAGGGGCGCAGTCTCACTCAGTCCTCCGGGCTTAATCTTGTGAAGCAGCAAGAGGTGAATCTCCGTCGCTCTCTTACCACTCACGTCAACAATGCGGCGAAAGCGGAACTGGCATTAGTTGCGATCAACGAGCAGTCCATAGCAGCGGGACTCGCCAAGAAAGCACTGATCAATCAGCTCGTGCCTCTCGCGGTACAACAGAACGGGCTTGAGCAACAGCTAAAGATAGCGGTAATAGAGCACTCTACTGCCGAACGTATCGCTGGGTCTGCGATAACTGAAAGAGGACTCGCAGCCAAGAAGCTTGTTGTCGCTGAAGCAGCACAACTCGCAATCGAAGCGAATCTAGCTAAGGCAACAGCGGCAAATGCGCTGGCTCAAGGTGCGTCTACGGTCGCAACTGATCTTCACACGGCAGCTATTGCAGCTCAAACAATCGGCGCTCGTCTCGCAACAGGCGCAGTGACCATGCTCAAGTCCGCAATGATGTATCTGGGTGGACCGATAGGCACGATCATCACTCTGCTCGGCATCGCAGCCACAGCATGGTTCACATTCGGCAAGAGCGCAAGAGACGCAAACGCCGAAGCTCTCGAAGGCGCAGACGATGTGCTGTCAAATCTTCGCAAGCAGAATAAAGAGCTGCTTGAGCGCAAGCGTATCCAGAGAGCAGCGGGCGCAGACTGGAAAGATGGCAAGCTCAACGAAGGTGTATTTACTGACAAAGAGCTTGCCGATCTGAAGCGTAAAGAGGAAATGAAACGCGATCTCGAAGCGAAACTGGCGAAGATGCCTAACTTCGAGATGAAGAAAGTGGTTGACACTAGAGGCGGCGCCACCGCTCAAGATTCTTCTACCGCTCTGAAGATGCAAATCTCTTCAGTCACTCGTGACATCGAGGAGCTGAGACGGCTCAAGAAGCAGAACGTGGAGATGGAGAAAGAGACAGAGTACAAGTCGAACGATCCTAAAGACAAGCAGGATTCTCTTTCTGCCAGTAGGAAGTATTACGATGCGCTTTACGCTCTGCAAAGAGCGAACGCAGATAAAGCGATTGCAGGATATAAGGAACTCGCAGCACGCAACAGATCGATTCTCGAAGACAACCACGAGCAGGCACTTGTGGCTACGACCGAGTATCACAAGAAGAAGATGAACATCGAAAAGGGGATGATTCAGGAAGAGAGAAACGCAAACACCGCGTTGCTCAACTTCTTGAAGAACTCAGCTCCCGAGGCGATCAGCGCCAAGGACGACCCGACAGGGACAAAGTCTGCGGCAATGGCGCTTGAGCACAAAACTAAGATCATCGTTGCTGAGACAAAAGCTATCGAGTTGGAAAAGCAGTACAATAACGTCACGATTGACGGCAACATTGCAATAGGTAAATCCAATCGTGACTTGATGGCGCAGCAAGAAGAACTGAACGCTCAGGCGCTCGAAGCAAGTGGCAACACACTCGGCGCTGGTCTTGCAACACTCAACAATCAAGCGGCGCGTCTTGAAATGGCAAAAGCGGAAATCGAAGTGACTGCCGCTGCCGCCGCTCATGACGATCTGAGACTGCGCAGAGCACAGAAGACCGTTACCCTGCTTCAGCAAACGAAGCAACTCAAGCAAGATCAACTCATGCTTGACGAACAGACTCGCCAGCTTGAGCCTCAAATGGCTTTGCTGAACGAGCAAGGCAATCTGCTGGCGGCTGTTGAGCTGAATCAAGCTCTTGAAAAACAGAGCGCGGCATACAAGGACTTGGCAGCAAAGGGCGGCATGGCTTTTCAGGCAAAGCAAAAGCTGATGGAGCTTGACCGCATCAAAGCACGTCAAGACGAAGAAAACACTCTGGCTGAAATCAAGAACAAGAACAGAGTGGACGAAGCCGATCTTAAAGCTGCTCAGGCAGGCAATACGAAAGGTTTCGGTTTCGGTGCAATAAACGCACAAGCAGAGGCAGAGAAAGTCGCGATATCTGCCAAGTATGAACTGGAAAGAAAAGCGATCACCGATAAGATCGAGCTGCTGCAAACTGGCTCCAGTGTCGAGATTGATCTTGTTGGCTCACTTATGAATGCGCAACTCACGGCACTCGATACAGTTCATCAAGCGACAATGGCAGCAATCGCAGCAGAGAACGAGGCGAGGTACTTCAATCAACCCAAACTGCTCGAAGAGTCTCAAGCGGCTTCGATTGCAGCAGAAGCGAAGTATCAAGCTAAAATGGCCGATTTGTCTAAGTCGGCAAATAACAAACTTGCTGCTGAGAAGATAAACACAAATAAGAACTCAGGCGCAGTGATTGCAGCTCTTCAGCAGTCGCTTACTAACTTACTGGGCAAACAGCAGCAGGAAACGCTCACCACAGAGCAGAAAGCAACAAGATCGAAGATGTCTATGGTCGCCGCTTACGGAGACGCGGCAGGGTCTATTTTCACCGCCCTGGCAGACACTCAAGATCAATCGAGTAGAAAAGGCTTCGAGAGTGCAAAGCAATACAACTTGGCCGCCGCTGTAATGAGTACCGCTGCTGCGATCATGAACGCTTTTGCATCTCTTCCTTGGCCCGCTGCTCCTATAGCAGCCGCACTCGCAGCCGCAACGGGTGTTGTTCAGATTGCGAAGATTGCATCCACAACCTTCGGTGGCGGTGGAAGTGTATCTACCCCGTCTACTGGAAGTTTCGGCGGAGGTGGAGCATCTGGCATAGGCACGACCGCATCTTCAATAGGCGGTCAGGTCAAATCGGCAAACGACACGTTGACGGAAGATAGTCTTCGTGCTCTCGCAAAAGCTTCGGACAATGCGAGTCTTGCGATTAGTAAAGTCGCAGACGGACTCACTTCGATTGCCGATCTGTTCAAAACTGGATACTCGCAGAACATCGCAAAAGGTCTGACAACTCCTGAAGGTCAAGTTGCAAAGGGTGTATTCAGTCAGACTTGGACCGACATGAAAGACAACTTCGGTACCGCGATAATCGACAATCTGATGGGCGGAATGACAGCCGCAGTAGGAGTCGGAGCGTCTCTCATTCGTCACGCTTTCGGAATCGGCAACAAGTGGCAATCTGTCGATTCTGGTATCACTCTCGGACTCAAGAATGGGGAAGTCGAGGGGCAGGCGTATGAAGATCGTAAGAAATCGGGCGGCTGGTTCGGTAAGAACAAGAGTCGCACTGTAACTTCTGAACTTGGCTCCGGCTTCAACGGTGTACTTGACGATTTTCTCGGTGAAATCAAACACTCAATCTCTCTAGCTGCTGTAGCTATGGGAGCAAAAACGAACTTCGCACAAGCGCAGCTCGGAACGGTTAGAATATCGACCGCTGGCAAATCCCCTGAGGATATCCAGAAAGAGATGGAAGCATTCTATCGTAACGCAGCTAACGAACTTGCAAAGACCACTGAAGGTCTGCAAGAGTTCACCTTCTACGGTGAAGATGCGTTCGACTCGATCATTCGTCTTTCCACATCGCTGCAAGGTGTGAATGCAATGTTCGAGCTTACTGGTCACACGTTAATCGAAGCCTCGTTCAAAGGCGCAGATGCCGCGTACCGTCTCGCAGATGCTTTCGGCGGACTCGAAGAGATGGAAGACAGAGTCAATGACTACTTCACTTCCATGTTCACCGAGTCCGAGCAGAAAGCAATGAAAGCTGCGACAGCTTCTCGACAAGTCAACACAGCGTTTTCTGAAATGGGCATTTCGGTTCCCAAAACAAACAGAGAGTTCATAACTCTGGTCGACAGTTTGGATGTGACAACGGAAAGAGGAGCTTCGCTTTACGTTGCACTAATGAACATCGCACCCGCTTTTGCAACAGTTACAGAAGCGGCAACAGAAGCAGCAGAGAAGTTATCGACAGCGTTTATAGACAATGCGCTGGCTGCGGCAAATAAGCTCAAGGACATCATGGGCGGGGCTTTATCGACTCTGACTCCGAAAGAACAGCTTATGCAGCAGCAAGCAGCGTTTGCCTCCGCTCTAGCATCGGGTAACACCGCGGGTGCAATCGACATATCGACCGCGTTGCTCGAAGCGTCTCGTGTCATGTATGGTTCCGGAACAGGGTATCAGCAGGATTACGAGAACGTAACAAGAGCACTAGCTTCAATCGCAGGCATGGACGGTCAGCTTTCCATGGACGCAGTTGAACGACAGATCAAAAGTATCAACGACACGAAAGACGCAATCGAAGCAGGTACCGTTGAAATGGTGAAATCGATTGCCGAGCTGAAAGCTGCCATTGTGGAGATGCAAAGACAGCAAGCAGTCAACACCGCTACTATCGCAGGAGCAACTGCGGCCGGAGCGGATACTGTTGCAGATGCGGTAACAGGAACATTATCAGCACAAGCGAGGGCATAAAATGATAACAGACGCTCAATACATCGAGTGGCTGAGAAAGGAGAATACACAGAGGGCGTTGCTGATCGAGGCCAAATACTTCGATTCAGCAACGCCCGAAGGTGTTAATCCGGAACTCACCTTCGACAGAAACAGTACCGCTTACAAGATCGACGGCTCTATCGTTGTCGCTGGTGCGCCTCGCTATGAGAATGGAAAATTCAACGAGTGTGTCTTTCTTGAAGAGACGACCGTAAACAAGATAATCACCCCGAACAATTGGAACTTAGTAGGTGGGGCAACAAAAGTAACTGACCAACTGGCCCCCAATGGATTACTTGAAGCTACCCATGTGACCAATACAGCAAACGTGTCTTCTTACGTGGACACTCCGAGTGGTGTATTTGCTAATTCAGGCACATTCACTCGGAGCGTTTATGCCAAGTTGATATCTGGCACTGGCACACTCACGCTTATCTATAACACTGGCGCTGGTTCAGACTATGCCACGTTTGATCTTTCGACAGGTGTAGTCACTCATGCACCCGCTATCGGTACGCCTAGCTCTTCGATGGTTCATGTTGGAGATGGATGGTACAGGTGCATGGTTACGTGGACCAATGCCGCTTCCGGCGCAACGCCTGCCTCAGCAACTTACATATCTGGTTACGGAGCAACTCCTATCGTATCCACTATCGCTTTGTGGAGACCGCAGACAGAGCAAAAGAATTTTGCGAGCACGTATCACCCGACAACTCGCAACTTAGAAACGATGCTCTTGCCCTCAGCGAATATCAACACGGCAGAGGGGTCGATGGAGATGTGGGTAAAGGCTCCTACGATAACAGCAACAAGTTTTAGATATCTCGTCCACAGAGATTTGTTAGGTTTGAACGATAGCCTCACCTTCGGAGTGTATACTGTAAACTCCGTATCCAACTGGTTTATATGGTCTGGCTACGGTGCGGGTTTCAACTCAAGTTATTTGGTGGCTCTTACTTCAAGTGAGTGGACTCACATTGCTGTGACTTGGAAAGATAAGACTCGCATGTATATCAACGGCGTTCTGAAATGGACGAGTGCAAATGCACCCGCGTTACAGTTTCCGACAAACATTCCGATAGGACTCAATCTCAACGCATACATCGACAACTTTAGAGTTTCGAATGTTATGAGAACACCCGCGGAGATTTATCAAGCGGCTCAGGGTGGAGCTGCAATGAAATGGGATAGCGACACTATCGCGCTGTTTGATTTCGATGTGGCTCAAGAGAGAACGAAATATCTTTCGACTGTGCCTTATTCGTCAAACCCGACAGATTCTCCTGCGAATCAACCCTACGACGATTGTGTAGTAGGTAGACCCGCTGTTTCTTGCGCTTTGTCAGACACGCTCGAAGGATTTACAATGCCGAGTTGGGGTGATGTTCTACTGGACAACTCTCTGTTTGACAAAGATTCTTGGTTAGATTATGGATGGTCTGGAAGAACTATCAAGTTTCTTTTCGGCGACCCGTCTTGGCCTTTGTCTGACTTTCGATCAATCATGACAGGTACAATTTCAGGAGCGCCTACTGCACCTTCATCGAATCAGATCAAGATTGCAGTTAAAGACAAGCAGTGGGAGCTAAACAAGCCCGTTCAGAATCGACTCGTAGGCGAACCTACGCTACTTGCTGGAAATACATATAAGATAGGAGAGTCACCGGAAGATATAGTGAGTGTCGATGCTGTATGGGATGGAGACGTACTACTCAATCCAGCTACAGATTACAGTGTCAATCTTCTCACGACTCCGCCTGTTGTGGCTCTCGAATCACCTGCCGTCGGATTCGTTTCAATAGAATTCACGAGCAAAGTGGCAGCCACGGGACAAGTAATTTGTCTCGGATACGGGGAGTGCTTCAATGTAACACCTAACGTTCTGTCTGTTCCGCTTTTGAAGTATCAAGTTCACGGCGGTCCGATTAAAGCGATAGTTGAAGTGAGAGACAGCGGAGTTCCTATTGCGCATGTGGATGATCTTGAGAACGGAACTTTCGAACTGCTCTCAAAGCCGACTGGAACTGTAACATGCGATTTCTTAGGCGCAACTTCAGATGGTGTGTTCATCGAGGGTGTGGCAAGAATCTTCAGATACATCGTGCTGAATCAGACTGACTTGACGATAGACGATATCGATCACGACAGTCTTTCTAGGTTTCTCGCTCTCTGTCCTCAGCGAGTCGGAATTTTCATCAATGCTCGCAAGAATACTCTGGATGTTCTTGACGAGCTTATGAAGTCTCTCGGCGGCTTCTACACTCCGGACAGAAACGGCAAACTTATCTTCGGGAGAATCGATCCTCCTGAGACACAGACGCCAGCGTTCGATCTTACAGCCGACGATATCGTGTTCGGGACTCTGAAGATAGTCAAGCAGTCTGTGCCTGTGCAAACCGTAAGAGTTGCCTATCTGCACAACTACACGCCGCAAGCTCAGACTCACGGAGCTGTATCGGACGAAGACAAAGCAATATACGCTCAAGAGTGGCGATACGCAAAGCGAAGTAATCCGAATGTAAAGATTGTGCATTTGCTCGCAGCGGAGCCAGACGCACGAAAGACGAATCTGATCGATAGAGTCGAGGCTTACGCTGAAGCTGATCGTCAACTCGCTCTGAACGGAGTTGTCAGAACCACTTACTCTGCCGAATTCTTTACGTTGCCCTTGAGCTTAACAATGGGCACGTTAGTTCGACTTACACATCCGAGATACAAACTATATCGGGGAAAGAATCTTTACATCGTAGGAATCAAAGAATCAGCAGCTAATCGCCGCGTGACGCTCACGCTCTGGGGATAGTCATTATGCCGAACATGCGAATCATGCACATCAACGCACTGGATGCCGCTTTAAATCTGACTTCAGTGCCCGCTTGCGTAACTACTATGCCCATAGAGAATTTGAAGTATCCTGAGCGAGGTAAAGCGGCTCGTGTTGTCGGGGTCACTTCATGGACGATAACTGGCGAGGTCCTCGGGACATTGTCAGGCATGACTCTCGTGGGACACAATCTCACAGGCGGAGCAACGGTTCGTCTGTATCTCTATTCGAACGCAGCGGGCACAGTTCAGATTTACGACTCAACTGCACTTGCAATAGGCACGAGACAAGCGTGGGGTAATCCGGCGGGTTCTCCTAACGGTGGTTTAGCTTGGGGTGTTCTACCGTGGATGTCAACTGGGCAAATCCCAGGCACCCCAGAATACTTCTCCCACTGGTTCACTGCTATTGCAAATGCGGCGGCGTTCAAGATCGTCATTACTGACACTAACAATGCCGACGGTTACTTGCAGATCGGCAGAATTTATCTCGGAAACTACTGGTCTCCGAGATTGAACGTTGGCAACGGTTTGTCGATGGAGTGGAGAGAATCATCCACAACAACAAGAACCGACGGTGGCAGTCTTCGCACTGAGGGTTACATGCCGTATCGTGCTTTCAGCTTCAGCTTAGACGGCATGATCGAATCGGACAGAGCTGAGTTTTCTGAGATAGTCAGAAGAGTAGGCAAACGAGTTGACTTTCTGATCAGCTTTTATCCGACATTGGGTGGCAATGCAGAGCGTGACTATCTCGCGGCAGTGAAATTTGTATCTCTGCCTAATATGAAAAGTCCTATTTATTCTTGGACTGAGACTTCAGCAGAAATAGAGGAGATATAAAATGCCCGTGTCAGATTTCACATCAAGCAAACTAACAACAGACGATCCGAATTATGCCACCAAGATCAACGCTTTCATGGACTTGGTGGCTTCGGCTATCAATCTGAAATTAGACATTTCGGCTTTCACGGGCAAAACCGTAGTGCCGAAAACAGCTAACTTCACTGTCGCTGCTTCAGACTACACTATCGAGATGGACGCATCGATTGCCAGCGTAACGGCGACGTTGCCTTCTGCTGCTGCTAATACGGGTCGTCTTTTAGTTTTTGTTCGAAAGGACGCAAGTCTCTTTCGTGCCATTATCGATACTGTCTATGAGTTATATATTCAGAATGAATCCGTGACTCTTCAATCAAATGGAACGATATGGAAAAAGGTGGGTTAAAATGGCCAGCTCAAATACAAGAGTTCTAGTGACGAACAAAGAAGGACTCGGGGTATACATGATACTTCGTTTCTTTGATGATCGTCTCACTCTGACAGAAGAAGCGACAGGCAATGTAATCACGATAGCTCTCACTTCTTCTCTGGCAGGTGACAATAACGGCGATCAGGACGCATCGACAGTTCCACTTGGACCAACTTGGGGACTGAACGCAGACAATCTACAAGATGCCGCTCTGGAGCTTTCTGGCTCAGTGGGTGCAATATCGCTTTGTTCGTATATACTTCGAACGGCAGACCCGATGATGCCAAACGCAACGGTGTTGTCCGATTTGCCAACTGGAATTCTCAGAAACACGGAGATTACAGGCGAACCTGTAATCGCAGGTCCTGAAGACTTCCCCACTTTGAATCAAGACACGAATGGTAATGCCGCCACCGCGACTGCATTGGAGACCGCTCGAAACATTCATGGACAGTCTTTCAACGGCACAGTGGACATAACTATACCTAACGCGACTGCTGCTGCTAGTGGGGTAATGTCCCCCGCAGATAAATCCAAGCTTGACGGCATAGCGTCGGGTGCAATAGCTTACGTTCACCCTGCTACTCACCCGCCGTCTATTATAGCTCAGGACGCATCTAATCGTTTCGTCACAGATGTAGAAATTGTGTATTGGGATGCCAAAGAACCTGCGATAAACTTAGGAACCTCTACGCAATACTATCGTGGGGACAAGACGTGGCAGACTTTACCCACTGCCTCAGGTACAGCCACAGACATTAAAATGAACGGGGTTCAGTCTGCGGGTGTTCTGACCACGCTCGCTAAGGCAGATCACATACATCCCGTTGATACAAGCAGAGCTGCCGCAGCTCACAATCAAGCCGCTGAAACCATCACAAGTGGATATCTCCCTATTGCCAGATTGAGTCCTTCGTTTGTATATGCGGCACACACCACCGTACCGGCAAACGGGGTACTTCGCGCCAATTTAGGGTCACCCACGGTTGCTGAAATGGCCATGTTTTCTTCCGAGGTAACAAACAAGACCCAGTTTCTTGCCGCTGCCAATCTTGTCGCTGAGTATTACAATGGCACTATCTGGCAGGACCTAGGTTTAAATGACACACAGAAAAAGAAGTTAGTTAGCGGTAGACCCACACTCGGCAACTTCATTATACCAGGTACCCACCAGAAGGTCAGATTCACTGTGCAAGCGCCAAGTTATATGTATCTGAACTATCTGTATATGTATCTGTCCACAAATGGAAACACTTGCAGTTGGACTATAGAAAAGAGCTTCGACGGTACAACTTGGGATAATGTCGTTGCTGATAGCGGGCAAGCGTCATCATGGCCTGGGCATATGTTTTTATCTCATGCCACTATTGCGTGGAATAACACACCGACCATAAACGTACATTGGAAGTACGCAAGAGTCACAATCAACATCGTCTGGAATTTCCCCGCAAACGGATTCTATATCTACAATCTGGATTGGTGGGGCGGCTACCCAGCGGTTAAGCGAGAGATGTTTGATTGGGACGAGGACGCAAACATCATCATTCCTCGTCAGTTGAAAAGCAACTTAGCCACGGGCACTGCACCTTTTGTGGTAGCATCAACAACCAAAGTCGATAACTTAAACGCAGATTTAGTGGACGGGTTTCAGGCGTCTCAGACTCCGGGACCTAACAACATTCCGGTACTCTCCTCGGCGTCTGTTTTAGTTCTTCCGGCAGGGGTTCAATTTCCGGCTACTGCGGTGTCTAGTGCAAATGCGAATACTCTCGATGACTACGCGGAACTTTCGTTTGTTCCTGTAATCTCGGGAACTACAGTAGCTGGTACAAACACCTACGATCGTCAAGCGGGATTAATTACCAAGATAGGCAGACAAGTTACTCTTAGTTTGTACATTAGACTACTGACTAAAGATGCAGCGATGGCAGGCAACATTCAGATAGGAGGTCTACCGCATATCTCAAACGGAACAGTGGGTGCGTTCTGCTCGGTTGTACCTATCGGAATAACACCTCAAGCGTCTTTGTTGGGGAGCCTGGGGACTAGCTCGAATCTAATTCAAATTGTCAACTCGGTTACTAATGTCGCTGCACCTGTGTCAGCGATAGCAGTCGGCTCTGGATTTCAACTAACGCTTACTTACTTTGTGTAAAAGGGGATTTAACAATGGGAGTATTTGTACTTAGCACTAACGGGATGTATGTTCAACCTACCGAGTTGACCTTGGCATCCGCAGCATCCAATGCGGCTTACTCGGGAAAAACGATCATGTTTAATACCGACCAGACGTTGAGTGCGAATCTCAACTGGCCGACCGATCGTAGATTTATCCCTCAGAATAATGCTAAAATCATTCACGGGGCTTACACGATCCATTACCCCGCTGAGGTGTCTGAATGGCCCAATCGTCTACTCTTCGAGGGAACTGGAGCGATCACGGGGCTTGTTGTATCTGCACCAGAGTGGTTCGACTCTGGCGATAGTTACTTGGCGTTCTTTCGTGCCGCAAAGTCATCCAAGAACGTGATTCTTCAACCGAAGAGTTACATCTGGAAATTCTCAACAGCGGCAATAGCTCTCTCTAAGATGGGTCAAATCTGCATATCAGGCGTGTCGAATTTGACCACTATACAAGCCGACTGGACAGGAACTACAAATATCTCAGGAGAGAGAAACTTCGCATTTCTCTCGGACGATAATGTCGCTATCAGCAATGTCACTTTCGATGGAAATAAAGCACAGCTTCAGGGGTTATTCTCACTAGAGGACAACCTGCTCTGGAACTTTTCTTGGTTTTCTCATGACGACACCATAAAGATCAAAAAATCCGATCTTCTGCTGTCGAATGTAACTTTCAAGAATATGCCTGGCTCATATACTCGCAAAGCGTCAATGACGGGGTTATTGGAGTGCTTTGATATGAATGTTGGGGTGTGGGATAGAGTTACGCTTGAGAACATCAAGAGAGTTAACTGCGACACCACGTTTCATCTCGCGGGTAGAATTCACGCAGGCATTGACGATGAAGCGAACTGGACAACTAACGTCTCTGTGAGAAACTTCAGAGTCTATCAAGATAAAACTCCGCACACAGGGCAGTTGCAGGGCTTTGGAACATACGGAGTGAAGCGAATCACTATCGACGGGTTATACGTCGAGAAGGCTAGACAGCACGGGCTCAACTTCGAGTGGACTGAGGACGCTGTTGCTAACGGAGTTGTAGTCAAGGATTGCGTTCTCGCCGGAATAGGCGGTTACGGTCACAACAAGAATGTAATCGTGAACGAGCCGATGATTATCAACTGCGGGACTGCTCACGCTCTTACCACACCAGCTTCAATCTTCACCCCTCAATCGGTAGTTGTCGATGTCGCTCCGATTAGATTTGTATCCGGGTCGTGGTATACGGGAGGGATAAACGGGTCGCCAACTGATGTTAGAATCGTTAGACCCAAAATAGTAATGCCAGCAACAGCGTCGATGATAGTCGGCACAATCTCGACTCCGACTCTCACAGGTGCTCTCGATCAATCCTCAGCTCAGACGATAGTGGAAATAGGCATTGAGGATATAGACATGGCGAAGAGATTCAATCTCACAGACGGCAGATCGTGCGGGAACGCAGTCGTTGTGTCTAACGCTTCTTACATACCTCAAACTATAGACCGTCTGTCTCGAAGCGGCAGTGCCACTGCTACACCGAGCGCGAATAGAGATTACTTCACTCTCAGCGCATCGACACAATACACGGGGATTTTTGTCAATCTGCCGGCAGGAGCTTACGCATTTAGTCTGAGACTAAAGTATGTCGATTCTGATTGGAATGTTACCGCGTCTAAATTGGACGGATCGAACGCTGTGTTTGCGAAAAAGATTACGAGCGCGACCCCTTCTGGGTATGTGATTGTTGGAGGTGTATTTGAATCTCTGACTGACACGCAACTCAAGGTGATTCGAGATTCCACGGGTGCGGGCTCACTTCTAATTAAAGACCTTGTTATAGCGCCTCTGAGAAGTTTATCTGTCGAAGTTCCGTCATGGTTTGACGAGGGTATCGGAGCGACAATCGTAGCTGCGACTACGATAAGCCCCACGAGTTTAATCTTCAAGACATCGGGTGTGACTCCGATTGCAACGATTAACTTGCCTAAATCGAACTTCATCGGCTCGATCACGATTCTTCCGACAGCGGCATTCACAACCACTACCGCCGGGAATATCGCTCTTGCATCAACTGCGATTGTGAATAAAGCATTGACAATGACGTATGACGGCTTCAAATGGTGGCCTAGCTACTAATCTCACGATAGAGGAGGACTGTAGATCATGGTAAACAATATCACAGTGGCAACTTCTGGCTGTTGTGCGATGTGTGGATTTATCACAAACAACAAGGTGATTTGGATTTCAGGGTTAATTGTAGTTCTAATTACCTGGATTTATTCACTCGTGAACATCATCGTTAATTGCCGTCGGCGCAACAAGACACTCAAACGACTACACGAAAGGAGACTTAGACGTGAGCATACCAAGCCCGCCTGATCCAGTGACATGGGACCAACTTGAACGAATCTCCAAGATAATTGGTCCACTGATTGCTGTTATCATGGGTTTGATTATTGCAGCATGGAGATCGATGGACAAGAACAACGAGAAGACGACCGAAGCTTTGAATGCCCATGTTGCGGATGACGATGATGTTCACGACAGACTCTTTACCGATCTGCGAGCAACAGACAGCAAACTCGATCATCTTCTGGGTGAACACGACAGTCGAAAAGCCTCGTCTGCTGCGTGCGAGACTCGCGCTAATCATCCGAATCCAGATAGCACGAGGCTTCCGCCCTAGACGCAAGAAGCAGTCAAAGACGTGAAAGTAGTCGAGTAGACAAAAAGAAAGCTCTCCAGACGCATTGGAGAGCTTTCCTCGTTCTATTGTATGCTGTTGTAGTTCTGCTTAGTGCATTGTAGCGCTTCCCTTTTCGACATCCGCTTGCATAAGCTCGATTGCTTCTGCGACCTTCATGACCTTGACGAGTATTCCGTCGGGTCTGCCGATTACAGTGATGCAGGTATCTGGGTCCATGTTTTTGATGTCTTCCTCGGTGATCATCATTTCGGTTTTGCCCTCTTTGATCATCATGAGAGCTGCGATCTTGTGCCACTGACCGTTCGTTGCTTTTGTCACGGGATGCTCGGGATTGAGTTCCATTGTCTTCTCCTGTTATTTGCAGATGTCTCGAATGAATTTGACTGCCATTGCCGCTACCTGAATCGCCTCCTTTCTCATTGCTTTCGGACGTTGTAACGCGGGGTGCCTCTCGATTTCTCTTTCAAGCTCTGTCAACTCACAGAGAATCGTCTTGTGCCCGACTCTCGCTTCAACCATCGGGTCCGCTTTGTACTTCGCATCGGCTTTCATGAGTTCGGCGTGAATCTCTACGATGATCAGAGCCAATCTCGTTGGCAATAAGATTTCACCGATGGATGTTCGTAAAGCGACATCGTGCTCAATCGTCTGTTTTACTTTCCGATGAAGAAGCAGCAAGAGAACAAGAGAAGCTACATTGAAAGAAAACATGATGTTATTTAACAGTGACACTCGATACTCCTTTTTTCTTAGATTTTCCCTTCTTAGTTACGTGAAAGACTCTGTCGGCAAATTCAATCTGTTCAACTTGGTGAGATATCATGATGATTTGAATGCCGAGACGTTCGCTAATCTCTCTGATCATTCGAGCGCCTTTCTCTGGCAGATCATCGCCCTTTAGAAACTTCAGCGGTTCATCGAGAACTAGAACAGGTCGGGTTCGATGCGCTTTGAGTGACCATAACGCAACACGAAGAGCAAAGCAAGCGACATCGACAGCGCCGCCTCCTGAAGCGGTAAGCGGGTCTACACGCTCTCCGTCTCTCACGAACCACAAGTCACACTCTGTCTGACTTCTTCGCTGTTCAAAGCTAACCTCGAACTCATACGGATCATCGAAGACAGCAGCAAGCGCAAGCGTCACGAGTTCAGAGACGTGATACTTCAGCTCTTCTTGCGTAAGCTGCGCCACCTTTTGAATAACTGCTTGTGCCTGTTCGCAGTGCTTTTGCTCTGTCACTAGAGCCATGTGCTTTTCGTGAAGCGCGTCTAGCTGATCTTCGATCTGCTCAAGCTTGCCTTTGTGCTGCTCAAGTATCTTCGCGAAGTCTTTCATCGTTCCGACCAGTCGGCGTATGCCATTTTGACAACTTCATCGTAAGTCGAAGTCGGATATTTTCTCTCGTATTTTCTGCGCTTGCCGTCGAACCATTTCCAGAACGATGTCGGCAGAGTGAGCTTAGAGTTCTCCATACTTTTCCTCCAACTCAGCCTCGATATCGTCTATCTTCTCGTCAAGCTTCTCGTCCTGACTCTTGAGTTGCGACAGCTTTCTTTTCGCTTTTTCGAGAGTAGACACACCGAAGTCCTCTTGCAGTCGCTTCATGTTCTGCTTCAGCGCTCCCTCGACTTGCGCTTTCTCCAAAGAGGCTTCCGATATTTCGTCCTTCAACTTTAGAAACTTCTTCGCTGAATCCTGGGACATGAAGTTCTTCTCCTGTAATAATGAGATGTTGTTCTTGAATTATCTTGGTCTGCATGATCAGAAAATCTCTACTTGTCGTGTGTAGAGTGATTGTTTCTTCCTGAAGCTTCTTGTGTTTCTTCTTTACCACTTCGAGACGAATGGCAAGATACATCGCGAAGATGAACCAAAAGATGGTAACTTGAGTTTGAGTCATAATTTCGTCTCTCCTTGCAGAAAAGTTCTTTGATCTGTATTTACTGCTTTCTTCTTTTTGGACGGGACGGCAGGACTGAACTGTGCGCAGTATCTAGCTGCGTTGTCGATCAATGAGTAGTCGAACGTGCGCAAACGAAATACCATCGATTTACAGAGCTGCATGAGCTTAATACAGTTGTCGTTGTTATTGCAGTTGAAACACGTTCGTCTCATAGCAGCTCCTAGAAGGGAATTTCATCCTCGATATCAAAAGGCACGATGTTCAGATTGCGAATCATCGAAACAGGGTAACCTGCTTTGCGCATGAGCGACTTCGCCTCTGCTTCATCTCCGACAACCACTTTGGCAATCTTCACAACATGCTTGACGTTCGAACCGAAATACGGTGAATCCGAATTCGAGTTGCCGTAAGTTACTCTGTTTATGCAGGGCAGATAGAACCAGTATTTCGATAGACTGTCGCTGATATCATCTATGCCGCCTTGAAACGGGTCTTTCGGCTCAATGTCTTTGTAGTCAAAGAGCCCTATCACGCCTTCAATGACTTGCTTGCACTTCTTTTCATCCGGCTCAAGCTCAGGGTGAATCTCCTTAAAAGCGAGACGAAGTGTGGGGAAGTCAGGCGCGATCAGTATTATGGGCTGAGAAAACGTCTTCATCGTGAACGTGCAAGCTATCCCCTTCATGAACTCGCTTCTGATAACGACATCGTTCGGAGAGACAGTTTCGAATCCGAGAGCCGTGCCTTTCATCTTCGCTGCCTCAGGAGCAACAGTCAACGAGTGTTTCTTTTTCTTTGTTGTTCTCACGTTGCCTCCTAGAAGGGGATTTCATCGTCCGGATTAATCGAGCTGATTTCAACTGCTCGTATGTCAGCAACTTCCCAGCCGGCTCGCTTCAAGAGCAGCTTCGCTTCAAGCTCTGTTCGCTTGACGGCATCTCCGAGTTCGGTGAAGTCGTCCGTCCCTAAGTCGCGCACCCAGATCATGCAAACGGAGTCGCTCGCCTCATGATGCACCCAAACGACATCGAGAGGCTTGCGCCCCTTATCGTCTGTATAACCTCTCCACGCTCTCACTTGCGCTTCTTCTTGTGCTTTCTCGTGAGACTTATGATCAACATAGTGAGAATGATCTTTATACGCTTCCTCGTGCTTTACGCAGACAACAAGCTCGGGGCTTGAACCATGTGTAAGCTTCAGCATTTTGAGAGCTTCCTGAAGCTGCGGCGCCGTAGGAGCCATGAGAACGAGATGTAGTGTCTTCGAGAGAGACACACAAGCAGCAGTTCCGACCATGCCGCCGTCGTGTTTCATGAATCCGATCTTCTGATTCTCAGTATAGAGAGCGTTTGCAGTATCAGCAGCTACGACTGGACCGCGCTTGACTGGCGCAGATTCTTTCTTGACTACTTTCTTTGTCCTCATTTCTTAGCGTCCTCCAGCTCGTATTCGGTCTTGATCTGAAGCATCGCCAAGTTCCAGAATCTATTCCAGACTCTCTCCCAGTAGGTTATCGTTTCTGCATCGAGTGCGTCACCTGCACCTTTTACCAGATCGAGAAGAGCGTGAGTGATTGCCGGAATCTTTTCTCTGCGAGCGATTACCGAATGAGCAGGCAAACTTCTCTCAAGAATCATGAGCATCATGACAACGAGAGAAGTCGAGAGCGTTATCACCTGCTCGTTGTCGAGTCCCTCGTAAACGTCTTTCTCAGGGCACTTCGGAAGTTGCTCTGTCGGCATTATCGCTGCGACAGTCGGAGTGTTTTCGCCTCTATCTGCCATTTCTAGCAGATAGAGAACTTCTGCTTTGCGCAGACGACCTAGATTAGCGTAAGACTGTCTGATTTCCTCAACTCGTGTCATTTTTTCACCTCGAATGAATCCCATATTAGTTGTTGAACTGCTTTGTGTGTTTTGTTCTTTGCCAAGAAGCTGCGCATGTTGTCTTCAAACGAAAGCGACATCTCACAATCATGAGAGAGACGTTCCACGAAAGCATCGATTCGCTCGTCTCGATCTGCCGCGCTGTCAATGTGCTCTCTCGATACAGCGTTCTTATCGATAGGCAAAAAGACTTGCTCGATGTCGTTTGTTTTTGCATCCCATAGAAAGACGCAGGGTTTATGATCCATCTGAGCAGCAGTTGTCCGCATGAATGAGCCGGGGTTTACTAACAGCGTGTTGCCGACTCGCTCAGTGAACGTTTGATGATTGTCGCCTGTCAGTATCAGATCGAAGCCTGTCATTTGCTTGATGATCTGCTTCGCTGTGCCGCCGCAATTCTCAGCGCCAGGGAAAGGCGGCTTACCTTGATATACGAGATGATGAACAAGAGCTATTTTCATTACGTCTTTTTCTCGTTTTATACCAGTAAGCTCTATGCCCCAAGGGAAACCAATGACATCCGAATTGTATTTATAACCTGATATTTCAGTTGTCAGAGAGCGATCAGGAGAAAGCAGCTTTATCGCTTCAGCTTCTGCCAGTACGTGTATGCCAGATTCCTCAATGCGTTCGAGACTGTGGGCAGGAAGATCGTGCTGACCAGGTATAGAGATAATGCCGTGAGCAAGATTCCGCAGAGCGTAGCCGATAAGAAAAGGACGAGGCTTCCAATGATGGAATAAATCACCTGCGTTGAGGACAGGTACATTATGTTTCTCCTGTAGCTCTCTCAAGAAAGCGTGCTTCTTCGTCTGCGCTTTCATGAAATCGTCTGTGCGACATTCTGGAGTTGTGTCGCGTAAGTGAATGTCGGAAGTGAGAATCGCAGAGACGTTTTTCATATCTTGACTTTCCCGAATGTGATTGTGGTTGCCTCTTTGAGAATGCGTTTCTCTCTGCTCACATTGACTCTGAGCCCAAGATCGAGTTTGAGTTGAATCAGTGGCTTTCTGATATCGTACCACCACTGAGCGATTTCGACATGCACTGGCAAAAGAAAGTGACTCATACTATCACCTTCGACAAGACATCCGGAGATGCCGACACGAGAGTGCCTTCGATCTTCTTGAAGATGATACCGTCGAGAATATTTTCAAACAGTCCGTTGGGGGTTTTCGCAACGATGATCGAGTTTTTGTCTTTGTCCGTTAGACGAATCATGCCGTGCCATTCTTCCTCGAGGAAGAACTTACCCATCGGCTTATCGTCAATACTGACCTCGTATGCTTGCACAAGCTCTAGTTTCACTTCTTTCGTCATTTCATTCACCTCGCTATATTGTTTTAGCTAACTCCAAAGCTTCATTGGGCAAGAACCCCTCTGCGACAAGAGCGAGATACTTGGCTCTTTGTAACTTCGCAGTGAGACTATACAATTCGATCTGATCTGACATCGACTCTTTCAGCAAGCGGATTAACTCTTTCGTCTTGTCAGGTTTACCGCCGCCTTTGATAACACCGACTACCATCATTTACCTCCGCAGAGTGGGCAGACTTTGGGAAAGCTTCGTTTGAACTCCGATTCGAGTTGCTTCAGTACCACATCGTCACTGGCTAATCGAACGGTCTGAACCTCGATGTTTCTGATCAACTGCGACAGTGCTTGAATGTCTCGACTGATTTCGTCCTGCTCTTCTATCAGCGCGATTCCTTTATTTACTGTTTCTTCTATATTAAAAAGATTGTCAAAGCTAGAGATTTTTTCCACCTGACTCTCTATCTTATGAATCAGCGCAGCGAGCTTCCTTTGCTCTTCCTTGACTTCGTTTTGCTTCTCTGTCAAAAGTATCGCGTCATTGACTTGCTGCTCAGAGGAAAGCAAATTTCGAAGCTCCTCGATGTCTCTTTCGTCTTCTTCTATGTCAGTAATCAGAGTCTCTAGTTCTGCGATCTGTTTTTCGACAGAACATTTCTTTTCGAGCAGTGATTGCCACGTACTGACATCTTTCTCCATCTGCTCAAGATAATCAAACGACTTCTCTTGAGCTTCAAGTTCCTCTATCTGCTCTTTCGTGGTCTTGATGTCACTAGAAATGGCGAGACTCTTCTTGCGTATATTCGATATTGACGTGTCAATGCTAGTAAGATTTGCAACTTTGTTGAGAACTTTAGCCACGTCACCCGCGGACGAAGATAATAGAAAAGGGGCGTCGAGCTGCGTTTGGAGATTGATATCATCCATATTGACAGTTTCACTAACTTCAACCGGAATAGTAGTTTTGAACGCTTTGAACTCAGAAGTCTTTCTTTTCGGCGCAGCGATTTCATAAGCATTGCCCTCTTTTGATTTCAAACGTGAGACGGTGACAGCATCATCGAATGTCATATCAACGATGCTGTCACCACCCCAGCTAGAATAAAATGTTTTGCCTGCTGCACGATTGTTTATTAGCCAGTCGAGCGAGCGATAGAGAGAAGACTTGCCGCTGTCTGTAATCCCCACTATCGCATTCACACCCTTGTGGAACACGAGAGTCGTGTCTTTGTGTGACTGAATGTTTTGAACTCGAATCGATTTGATGTGACCGTTCATCGTCTGCTCCGATCTAGGCTTTGATGTTGATTATCGGACGAATGTGGTTGACAATCTCGACCAGATCACGCTGCTGCTCCATGACCTCAAAGATGCTTTTGTAAGCGCCTTTCGCTTCATCGATAGTCGAGTCCTGAATCTTCGCAACGATGCCCTGATTCGTCATGCGCTCGCGCTCTTCTTCAACGTTCATCTTGCGTCTCGCTGCACCGCGACTCATGATACGACCTGCGCCGTGAGAAGAAGAGCAGAGAGAATCGGGGTTACCTTTACCTCGAACGATAAAGGAGCCGTCTTCCCAGTTGCCCGGAATGACGCCATACATGCCTTTCTCAGCGTGAGTTGCGCCTTTGCGATGAACCCACAGACCGTCTTTGTTCTGCTCGACGTGGTTGTGGTTGCGATTGATGAACGTGGAGTAGTCGTAATTGCCTTTGCCGCACCAGACGTAAAGAATGGCGCCGACTCGATTCATCATCTGACGGCGATTCTCAAGAGCGAAAGCGAGACACATCTCCATGTCCATGAGATAGTCCTTTCCCATTGGAGAAAAGGTATGAAAGCCAAAATGACCTTCAAGTGGCTTGTCACTGAAAGCAGCAAGCTTCATGTAGTGTTCAGCTACGCCGTGTCCGACGCCACGAGAACCTGAGTGAATCACAACCCAGATTTTATCGTCTTCGTCATAGCCGATTTCGATGAAGTGATTGCCGCTGCCGAGTGAGCAGAGCTGCTTGAGTCCCTGCTTCTCTTCCCAGATTCTCATGAAGTCTTGAGTTCTAGGCAGGCACTTCAACGCAGGGAATATTCCGTCCGTCTCGTTGCGATTGCGTCCAGTAGGAATAAGCTCGTAGATGCGCTTGAAGATTTCATTACGATGCAAGACGATCTGCTCTCTGCTGAACGTTGTCTTGATTGCGCACATGCCGCAGCCGATATCATAACCAACCCAAGCAGGCACAACAACGTCTTTTGTGGCGATTACACCACCGATCGGGAGAGAGTAGCCCGTGTGAGCATCGGGCATGAGAGCGCCTTTGACAGCAAACGGCTGCCGCATTGCGCTGATGAACTGTTTAGCTGCGCTGCGCTCAAGAATCTCCGCATAGTTCTTTCTCTGCTTCTTCATCGCTTTGCCTCCCTGGCAGCCTTCTTTGCTGCCTTGTCGAGTTTGATTTGCTTCTTGCGTGCCGCTTTCTCTTTCTTTGTCATTGAGATTTCATCGAGTGCCGCTTTTTGTTCAGAGTCGAGCGGGTGCGTGTTGTCCCCACCTATGCACTGCGCGATCTTCGCAAGACCGAAAGCGTCACCCTCGTCATTCGTCTTCGAGATGTATCCCCACTGTCTGAAGACGTGCATCATGATCAGGTCTTTTGCGCCGCTGCCTTTGCCGAGAACGAACTTCTTGAGTGACGTGGGCTGAACGACAGTGAAGGGAATTGAGTGCTCAAACAGCAGCATCCTAATCACCCCTCCAAGTTCTGCTGTCGCTTCACGATTGAACGGAGAGCCGAAAGAATAACCCTCGACACAAACAGAAGTGGGGTTAACTCTCGTCAAGATGCGATTCAACATACAGTAGATTTCGGAGAGTCTCGCTTCACCTTGGCTCTTAACCTGTATCGATGTTGAGTAAATGCGTTTGCCGTTGCCGTCGATGAACGCAACGCCAGAAGAGGTTAACGAAAGATCGAAGCCTCCGTATACAGCTAGAGGCTTCGATGCGCTACGTTTGACAGGTGTTCGTCTACTCATACTTTGCTTTCCTTTTCGGACGAATCGATTCTTCGATGTCATTCCAGCAGGCGGTCACTGCTTGCTTCAGCTCTTCTTTCAGATCATCATCTTCGATAGTCTGAATGAGCTTTGTGCGACTCATTGCGGGATAATCTCCGAGGTCGCCTTTCGTGTCGATCGGTTTCGTCTTGCTGACTTTTTCATCGTCTTCAGCTTTCGGAGCACGAGCGACTTTTGTTTTCGGACCTTTCGGAGCTTCTTTCGCAGAGTAGGACCACCACTTCTCAGAAACGAGAAAGTCAACGCATGAGCCGATATCGTCAATGCCGTAATCGTCAAAGACGTAAAGCTTTATCGAGCGTTTCTTTCCGGTGATCTTGTTCTTTCTCACCTTGACTTCAGTTTCTGCGCCGACTTGACGATCTTTCTCTTTGATTGCGCCTGTGTAAATGATCCAGACTTCATGCGTGGCGTAGAACTTGAGAGCTTTCCCGCCGGAGCGTGTTTTCTTCTCGTAGCTGAAAGCGTTGAGATTGTCGCGTGTCTGAGAGATGATCAAAAGAGCGCCACGACTGTCAGAGAGCTTCCCGCACTCTTCGCGCAACAACTGACTAGCGAGTTTCGGTTTAGCTGTGCCGTAGCTACCCTTGCTCTTTGCCTTGCTCTTCCCCTGACGGATCAAGCGCTCGCTTTCGAGATGCTTCGTATCATCTTCGCAGCCGAGAGAGTCGAACGAGTCCATGATATAAATGAACGGTTCGTCCTCGTTGATTGCAGCACGAAGATTGTCACTGAATCCCTCGATGTTCTCGCTCGGTGGGTCCACGAACTGAAGACGTGCTTTGGTTCTTGGTCCGAACATCTTCTTCGTGTTGAACTCGTAGGCGTGCTCACCATCATCGAATTTCGCGTTCACGTCACTCTTGCTATCATCGTTGCACGTTTCGGCAACAGAAGTCATGCAGAGAACAGTTTTACCCGCACCCGAATCGCCAATGACGTTTGCCATTCTGCCGAGCTTCCATCCACAGTCGGGGTGATTTGTCAGTGCGAGATTCAGCAGCACGCTACCTGAAGAGACGAAATCGTTAGGGTCGAAAGGGACATCTTCGATATCCTCGCAGCTCACTTTCTTCGCAGCTTTCTTTCTCGCTCGTGTCTGTATCTGATCTTTGAGTGGCTTCTTCGCTGCGACTGCGCCCGTTGCTTTAACTCTTGCCACGTCTATGCCTCCTTGTTGCGTTCTTTATCACCGCTGATATGCTTGCGAAACTTATCCTCGAAGACTCTGTAATGACCTCCGGGGCCTGAGGGTTGAAAGCCAAGAGACTTCTTGGTTACCCATTTGTGAATCGTCTGTATCGAGACATTGTAACCGAGAAGTTCAAGAGCGAGAGAGCGTGCCTCTTGCATCGATATCGTCTTCTGCGGACTGACTTTTTCCTCCATCGCGTTCTCCTGCTTGAGAAAAAGGCGAGTAAAAATGAATTTACTCGCCTCTCTTGTTTAGTGAATCAGTTCACGAATGATCTAGCGTCTGCCGCCGCGCTTTGCAGGCTTCTTCTCTTCTTTCGCTTCGTCGGAGAGTTCTTTGCAGGCGTCCCAGTTCGGGCAGTCAATGCACTCGTCAAACTCGCCTTCGTCAACGCCGAACTCGCCGCCTGCCGGGCACTCGTCTTCAGCAAGCTCGGGCTCTTCTTTCTTGCCTTTGGCGCCGCGCTTCGGCTTCTCTTCTTCCTTCTCTTTACCGCGAGAAGCACGACCGCCACGAGACGGTTTCTCTTCGGGCTCTTCTTCTTTCTCTTTGTTGCGTCCCCTGCCGCGAGAAGGTGCTTCTTCCTTCTCTTCTTTCTTGCCGCGAGAGCTACGTGACGACTTCTCTTCTTTTTCTTCTTCCTCGTCTTTCTTGCCGCGCCCTCTGCCGCCTCTTGCGGGCTTCTCGTCTTCTTCTTTCTCTTTGCCGCGACCGCCGCGACCACGAGCGGGCTTCTCTTCTACCTCTTCAGTCTCGGTGTCGAGGAAGATTGCTTCAAGCTTCTCGTAATCGAGAACGTTCAGAATCTCGTCCAGGCAGAGAACATCGTCAAGAATATCCTCGCCGTAATCGTCACGCTCTTCGAAGTCGATGCGAGTCGCTTCAAAGAATTCGTTCTTGCCCATCTTCTTCGAGCCGAAACGAATCTTGAGAGTGGAGCCGCCTTCGAGGTCAGCGAAGCCAGCTTTGTAGCCGTCCTCGTCGTCCTCACGAATCTCTTCTTCGAGCTTCTTGCCGAAGAGATGATAGCTGAACTCCCAGAGCTGAATGCCGGCCTTCTCGTTGTCAAGATCGATCACCTGGAACAGCTCGCGCTCTTTCGAGTTCAGCGACTTGATCAGGTCTTCATCGGCGTCGGCAGACTTAACGAGCTGTGCGCGATATTCGCAGATGGGGCACTTCTTGCCGACGGACTTCAGGCAGAGATAGGACTTCTCTTCGGGGCCGATGTTGTTGTGAGTCCAGATCGTGCGCTGATACCACAGATCACCGACATCGACTCCGGCGGGGTGCTTCTTGTCTGTCACTTCGTAGGGGATGAAGTCGAGCTTGTAAGTCTTCGCTTTGTCAACCTTGAAGAACTTGATTTCAGCTCCCTCGGGGAACGTGAACTTGACTCCGCCGCGACCAGAAGATTCACGAGTCGAAGCGCGATCACGCATCTTATCTGCCATGCTTTGCCCGCTGCCTTTTTTACCTTTTGCTTTTGCCATGCTAAATTGCCTCCGTTAGAGAATTTTGCCCAAAAAAAGAGGCGAGAGAGCAGTGTTCTGACATGATTCATAATGTCCACGATCTTTCTCTTTTCGCCTCAATCGTTACAGCGTGTTAGTTACTTGCGACCGCGACGACCTGCGGCAGCTTTTGCGGCAGCTTTTGCGGGTGCTGCTTTCGCCGGAGCTGCCTTTGCAGGAGCCGCTTTCGCTGCTTTGCCGGCTTTCGCTGCTTTCGGACGAACGACTTCTTTGTCCGTGGGCTTGAAAGTCAGAACTTCTTTCGCTGCAATGATCAGCTCTTTGCCAGTCTGCGGGTTGCGGCCTTTGCGCTCGTCGCGCTGCTTGACTTTGAACGTCCCCAGGGGGCCGGCGGAGACGGTGCCTTCGAGGCTCAGTTCCTTGATCGATACGAGCGTTGCGTTCACGGCGTCTTTTGCTGCTGCTACGGTCAGACCAGTTGCTGCTGCGACTTTCCCTGCGATATCACCAATACCCGGCATTTTACTTCTCCTTTTCCTGTGTTGTGGGTTGTTACAGCTTGGGTTAACGTCTCATTCTTTTCTTTATCTTCTCCTGCGCCGACTTCTTCTTCAGCTCGTTAAAGCGTTCAACTGAATCTGCGATGTCACGAGGCGCGTTTGGCTCGCTGTAGTATTCTGAGAGAGCCATTCGAACCATGTTCTCAAGAGCAACTTTGCGCATCTGAAATGCGAAGACTGCTCCGTTGATCAGGTCTGCGTTCAAGGAAGCATCGATAAAAGCTCTCTTCGCTTCTTTGTAGTCTTCGTCTGTGCGATAGAACGCTTCGAGCGTGGCAGCGTTCTTTCCTGCTTCTGTGCCCTTAGCTTCGTTGACAAGCTCGCTTCGCAGCGTCTTGACTCTCTCTTCCGCTTGTGCCTTTGCTTTGTTCGCATGAGCGAGAGCCTTAGCGTACTTCATATAGCGGCGAGACTGATCTAGCCATTCTGCATCGAGGAAGTGAGGATTGATTTCAAGATCGGCCTCGTAATCGAATTCCTCATCTTCGCCTTTGTTGTTAGCCGAGAGAACAGAGTAAACCTCATTCCTCTCTTCTCGTCTCGACCGCTCGCTGCGTTGTCCTCGACTTTCTCTGCTAGTAGGCGACTTTCTCGGAGACTCTTCTTCCTCCGATCTTCTGCCTTTTCTGCTTGTCTCTCTAGGCATCTCTTTGTCTCCGTCGTTCTAATGAAGAGAACAATAAATCAGCATCGATTTAAAGTCAATCATTTAATTTAACTTGCATAAACCTCGTTAAACTGCTCATTAATTAGCCGCAGATTGCCTCGTAACACGCCAACACGACTCCGTTTCTCTTGTTGTTATAAAAGGGTTCCTTGAACGCATTCATGATGATTGCGGCTTTTGGATTGTCTGAACCCTTAACGAGAATAGAAGCGCAGTAACCGAACACGCCCGTTCGTATCGTCTCAGGTTCCCCTTTAACTTTCGTTAGCGCCGTCGCTACTTCTTTCCACTTCACCTTGTCCTTCATGAGCACGCGACAGAGTTCAATCACTTCTATCTCTGCCAAGTTCATCTGCTCTGCTGCCGCTGCCATTTCGCTTGTCGGCAGATCAATGATGCGCTCAAGTATCTGAAGCGTGTTTCGAGGACTACCTCCGCCGTCGTTGACGATCTTCTCCAACACGTCTTTGGGGACTTTTACACCTTCTTCTTTGCAGACGTATTGAAGATAGTCCATCATCTCGTGCTCTTCGAGAGGCTTCACTTCAAATGTCGTGCAACGTTGACGCAGCGCAGGAAGCAGCTTCTGCGGGTCTGTAGTGGAGAAGATGAAATAGACGTGTTTCGGGATAGACTTGGGTTCAAGCATCTTGAGAAGAGCGTTCTGAGCGTCTCCTGTGAGCTTGTGGGCCTCGTCTAACATCCAGATTCGACAAGGTCCGCCGCACATCGACTTGTAGCGAAGCTGATCGCGTATGTCACGAATGTTGTCGATGCCTTTGATATCCGCAACGTTCATCTCGTAGAAGTCGAACTTCATATTGCAGCCGAGTTCTCTGCCGACGATGTTGCCGAGAGTCGTCTTACCACAGCCGGGGTCGCCTGTGAACAAGAGAACATGAGGCATCTTTTCTCTGCTTCGCTTCAGTAGTGTGGAGAGTGAGTTCTTTAGCGCTGCGTTTCCCTCAAATTCCGAGAGAGTGCGTGGTTCCCAATCTTCAGGTAGTGACATTCTTCAATCCCCTCTTTTGTGAAGATTTTGATCTGCGTCTTTGTGTCTTATTCGAGTCCCGCAATTACAACATCTGAAAAAGCGAAGTGCCTTTGCGTCACGAATGAATTGAAACATGGTACTTCGACAATGTGGACATTTAAGCTCTTCTTCCATGTCAACCTCAGTATTTGTCGTGAAAGCACTTGTCAAGATGCGCCTGTTGTTTCTCGCTGAGAGAGCGCCCCATTGCGAGTTGAGCGTGAACGCTGCGAATAAAACCCACGTCAAAGTCGTTATCGATCTTGTCGTTCTCGACCATCTCAAGCAGTCTCTTTGCCATCTCACGGTTAGACTTCATGACACTGTTCTCGGTAGCAGCTCGCTCTTTCAAGCGCTCTCGCATCGACTTAATCCCCTTCTTGCTGAAGTCAACCATTGTCTTTGTCCTCGTGACCGTGTTTGGTGCCGTGAAGGTGAGAGGAGATGTAATGAAACTTTGACATCTCGATTGCAGCGTCCATCATGACACGCATCATGGGCCCGACGTAGCCGTTCCAGTGAGCTTCGGCTCGCTCTCTCGGAGTCAGTTCTTTAGACTTCGCGTCCTGTTGCACCTGATCGGCCGAGATTCGAGACTTCGACATAACCTGATCTTCGATACATCTCGGACAAACGCCTTCTTCGGGATACTTCTCTCTGTGTTTTTCGCATTCGGGCATAACTTATTCCTCTCCTTTTGATTTTTTACAAATGACGCACTCTTGCGCACCTGATCTGCTTGTTTTGATTGTGATGCGACATATCGACACAAATGCTCACGTTCGAAAGACAGCGTTGAAGAGCTTTATGGCCGCTCTTCTTGAAGATCATCCCTTTGCGCAAACTCTCGAATGGAATTTGAATCAACTTGCCGTTGCAATACTGATAGAATTTTGCGAATTTCATTAGAATAGCTCCTTGCACTTGTTGACGTACCACTCATAATCTATATCTTTCGGGAAGCCTACGCTCAAGTCCATAATCGGCTTAACTCCGTCTGTCATGGGGACTTTCTCCCCTTTGCCGTTGACGATGCAGCCTTTCTCACCTGCGGCATGATACCATCTGATAGCTTTGCCGAGATGAAAGTCGTTCTTGAATGCCCCGCCGTTGCCGACAGCTCGAACAGTGACAAACTTTCTAACGTCTTTACAGGCACGAATCGTCTCTTCGAAATGCGTGCCGTGCTTCAGATACTCGATCATCGCAAGAGTGCATATCTCGTTTTCGGGATTCTTACTCAGACCGCTGGGAGAGAAGCAACCCTTCATCTTAACGGACCCGTCATACTTTATGGCTATGTAGTTGTTGATATCTCGTGACCAAATACCAGCGTATTTCGTCTGACTCATTTTGAAACGAGTGACTTTCTGCCAGTATTTGAGAATAGAGTGCATCTTTGCTTCTTTGTCGCGAGGGCACTTGATAACGATACCGTCTGTGTTACCTGAGACTATGTGAATCCCTGCGCGCTCCATCATGTCGATCAGCATGAGCAACGAGAGCTGCCCTGTGACTGTCACTTGAATCATAAGCTCAGGCGCATAAAGAACAGAGTACGGAGAGCCGAGCTTGCCAAAGCTTCCGTTTACAACGATCTTGAGAGAGCCTGACTTGATAACATCTCCGAGACTTTTAGCTTTCAGACGCTCAACAACGAGCGTGCGATAAACTTCGAGAAACTCTTTTCCTAGTCTCTTTGGGTAGAGACCGCAGCGAAGTATGATTTCGGGATAATATCCGTCTACGTCCCAATCCTCGATGATGTAACGTTCATCGCTGAGATGAAATGCTCGCTTCTCCATCGAGTGAAGACCACCCATTCCCATCTTGTATGTGGACGTGCCGATCTTTATCTTCAGATCAGCGAGCGCTTTTGGCATCTTGACTTTGCCATTCATGCCCACTTCGAACGGCTCATTCTCCATGATGTCGAGAGCAGCGAGCAAGTCAGGATTAACGAACTGAATGAAGTCAGGAGCCGTGTAATAGAAAGACAGCTCTGAAATGTCAGGGCGCTTCAGTTGAACACCCTTCAGCTTCGACAGCTCGGACTTGATTACCTCTTCTGCTATCTGTGCATCTGACTTGGAGAGAAGATCGAGACCGTACTTTTTGGACATGACACGGCGAAGCTCAATCTGCTCCAACAACTCGTCCAGTGCAAGACCTGTTACCTCAAGGTCGTTGCCGCAGTATTCGTTGACGTTGTCCATTTCGTCTTCGGTTAACTCGTCGTCCTCGTGATACGGCAAGTCCTGCATCTTAGTACAATGCAAGCGACCACCGTAGATTTTCAGAGAGATGCCGACGCCAGGGAGTAAGCCGATGATGTCGATGTGCTTTATGTCCATCTTCGGCAGCTTGTAGCGCTTCTCGAACTTGTAAGGGGTGAGGTCTTCTTGGATGATTTCGTTCGTTGCTTGCTTCAACTCTTCGCAATTCGCTCCTGTCAGAGCGAGTCGAACAATAAGGATGTCGTAGATGTTGCCGTTGAAGGTAACAATCTCGTGTCGCATCAAGAAAGATTTGAGCTTCTCATGCTCCAAACGAAGATAGTCGGTCTGCTCGAAGTCGAATATCGCTCCGTCACTGACACGAGTGAACTTTACGAGAAAGTAATTCCAGAAGCACTCGACATCTAGCAGCACTTGAGGAGTTCTCGACAGCGCCACAACTTTCTCTTTCTTCTTCTCTTTTGCTTTAGGCGGGTCAAACTCGATCTGCAATCTAGGCGGGAGGGGTTTGTATCTCTTCAGTTTTCCTGCTGCTAAAAATCCGTCAATCTTGCTGAAAAATCCACTCACAGTTTGGCTCCTTTGTTTTAACTACGACCACTTGAGGGAATAAGAAAAGGGAAGAGCGCGAAGCTCCTCCCTTTTTATCGGTCTGTCGAGCGGGACTAGATCAGTCTCTTCACCAGATCGATTGCATCTTGAATCGTGTGCAAATTGCCGACTTCTTCATCGCTAATTTCGATGCCGAATTCGTCTTCCAGTTCAGCTACGCACTCCACGATGTCGAGCGAATCGCAGCCGATATCTTCGAGCGTCTTGTCTGCCGTGAGCGCATCGGCGGGATAGCCGAGATGCTCTGTGAATACGTCAATGACTTTCTGTTCCGTTGACTTCAATTTAAATCACCTCACTTTTTATTTTATTTTTCTGCTATGCAGTCGCCGTCGGTGTTGTAAAGATCGTAAGCGAATTCGCACTTGATACGCTCGGTGCAGTAATCACAAGTGAGCTGCTTCGCTCTGCTGTGATTTGCCACAAGATACTCGATCATCGCACTGCGCTTATCTTCACAGATATGCTTGAAACGGTTCCAGCCGCCGCAGGAAGCACAGGGCTCATGTGACCCGAGCAAAGTGACGTGTTCGCAGAAATGACAGCTAGGATCGACATCCTCGAACGTGGAGACATCTACGCTGACTTCTGCTGCGTCTTCAGTCTTCATGATTCGCTGCATCTTCTTCGAGCAGACGCAGACCTCTTCTGATTGCTTTGGCTTTCTTGCCGTTGACTTTCGGCTCGGTGCGTCTCATTACGCCCGTTTTGAGGTCGCGGTCATACTGCGTACCCTTCAGGTCGATCAGCTTGTCACCCGCTGCGTTGTGACGCAGATTGTAGACAATGGTGCCGCCTTTAGCACGAATGGCGTCAACCTGCTCTTTCGTCAAGCCCTTGTTGACTTTCTTCTGCTTCTCGGTGTCTGCCACCGTGTCTTCGGAAACTTTAACGATGTTTGCCGCTCTATCGATTGCTGCGTTGAACCCTTCCGATGTCACTGCTTCCGTCTGAACATTCAATCCGCCAGTCATTTAAAACTCCTTTTCTTTGTAGTTAAACCATCATTCTTTGCATCACGAGTTTTGCCAAAAGTGCTTTCTCTTCTTCGTTCTCTGTGCCTATTAACTTTCGAATTCTACTCTTTATGAGCAGCATGAACATTTCTCGCTCTCGTGAACCTTGAGGACTCATTGTCGCGTCTTTATCGTTACCGAAGACTTCACAGACCGCTTTGTATCTCCACAACTTATCATCTTTCTGATACTCAGCTATCTTTGTTCCCCGCTTATTTGCAAACTCATATACTACTAGATGCGTTCGCATGTCAACAACTCTCAGAGTGTGGGAATAAAAAATCACTTCTTCGATACAACCTGTCCCCCACTGTGACAGTCTTTGTGCAAGTTGTTCTTCTTCTGATGCAGTATAATCCACAGGAGTAGTATCGTACTTGTGAAATAATGACATTTTAATCCTCGTTAAACTGAGTGTAAGCATTTCCAAATCGAGTTGACATAGAATCTGAAAGATCGACTTCAGACGAGAACATTCGCCATGTGACAACTTGCGCAAGAACCGCTTTGTCTTCGTCTGTGTCGTAGTGCTTGAAAGCGTCAACGAGAGCTTTTAGCTTCCAGTTCTTCGATGTCTTGTCGTATGTGCCTGTTTGACACGAAGACACACCGATTCGATAAATTCTAATCTCACAAGCTCCGCTGTGAGGCACAACGTAAATAGATAAGATGCAATGTCCACAATGTAGCTGCTCGACTGTTCCGTTTCCCCATTCGCGTACTGCTTCGAGCGAGAATTCTTTGATCATAGCTTCATCCTCAGTACAACGAGCTGTGCAATGACTTCTTTTGCGTTCACATCGTCTTTGAGCGCTGTATAGAGTGCCTTGAGCGCCCACGACTCTCTTGTATCGAAATCGTCAACGTGAATCAGCTCTGCTTGCGGAGTGTGAGTGCCTTTGACCTCAAAGAGTCGTATCTTTTGAGACACGTTCTGAATTGACACGACTCTGAACATGCGTCCGCACAAAAACAACTCCTGAAGATCATGACTCTCCATAAACTTGATAACATCTTTAATTGGTCTTGTGTGGTCGTAGTAAGTGTTCATCTTCCCCACCGTGAGAGTGTGTTTCGGTCTACCCGCAGATTTAGGCGCAGACTGCGATAACAACTGAGCTGATATCCAGATTATCGCAGTTGCGCCTAATGTTCCTGCTGCGAAGTCGAGCAAGTCGATCACTTTGCTTTAGGCTCCATGAGATTGACAACGTGAATGTAGTTGTCACCCTCGAACTTGAGGCTGTCACCGATAGTTGCTTCGAGATTGTTCTTGAGCATCGCCTTCATGAATTCGGGCTGAATGTCGAACTCTATGGGCTCGCCCGTGTAGACGATTCGAACAGGCTCTTTGAACCAGCCGTTCGCGCCTTCTGTCGAGATGATCATCTTGTTAGTTTCGAGGGCGATGTTGACGCGCTTGTCCTGACACATGACAGCAGCGCGATCAAGAACCTCTGCCGTGTTCGCGGGGAATTCGATTGCGTCCCCATCGACTTCAAGAAACTCGGAGAAGTCGGGGTATTCGTCCTCGATGATTCGACACGAGAACAGCGCCTCGTTCTCGTTTCTGAAGTGAATCCAGCCTTCTGTCTCAGCGTACTCAATAGGCTCGTAATCGACAATGCTCTTCGCAGCGTTCGAAGGGATAAGCAGCGGCAGCGGGAAACACTTCGCAGCAGCTTTACCCAGATCGTATTCTGTAATCCTGTTGTTGTCGCAGGATATGACTTTCGATCTTTCTATGAACACGTTCTTGAGAATATCTTTGTCGGCGTCTTTGCTCACGGAGAAGAGACAGAACTTGACAGCTTCGCAGAAGTTATCCGGAAGATCGATCCAGTCGTCCTCTTCAGGCATCCCCAGTTCGTGAATCGGCAACTCTATCTCTTCTTCGAGACGTATCCCCGCTTTCGCTGTGCCTCCGACAAGAAGAAGAGTTCCCGCGCTCACTGTCAGTTCAAGCTCTTCTTTCTTGACTTTGGTGATCATGTCGTAGAATTCTTTCGCAGGAACAGCGCCCTCGAAATCGACATCGACAGGATGACTCACGGAGATTTCATCGTTAAAGGTGCAGACAACGCCATCTATGAATACGAAGCACGTTGACTGCTCAATGACTAGCGATCTAGCTAATCCGGGTTTGACAGCTTCCAGCGCTTTTAAGAGCGCGAGGCGATTGATCTTCATTTCTAAGCACTCCTTAGGTTTTTGCTGATCGTCTTAAACATCTGTATCATGAAGGTCAGAGAGACAAGCTGTGCGAGTCTCACGGGATGAATTTCTTCGCGATGTTTTGCGAGAATGTGTTCTATCATAATTTCAGTGGTAGTGTTGAACCACTCTTTGCAGTACGGGCACTTGTAAAGTTTTCTCTGCATCTTAGTATTCTCCTATGTCACAGGGTTGCATTTCAGCTCCGCATGTTCTGCATTTCGATTCGGGTTCGGTGACGTAAGTATCATCGCACTTCGGACACTCACACAGCGCAAGCTCGTCAAGATTCTCCGGCATGACGATTCTCCTTATTTAGGTCATTACTTCAAAGACGTGATAAACCCTCACCCCGCCGCGTAGCTGATAGGTTCCGATGTAGCTGTATCTGATCGAAGTGATAGTTTCGCCAGTTTCGTGAATTGCAAAACAGCGCTCTTCTTTGACATCCTCGTTCGCTTTGTTGAACTTCGCCCACAGACAGGGCTCTTCGTTCTGAGTCTGCACTGACAGAATCTCAGCTCCCTTTGGCATAAGCACTCGCTGATTAACGAGTGCTGTTTCCAGCTTAAATTTCCAAATTGTACTCGCCATGACAACTCTCCTTTACTTCAGTTTGGGCATGATTTCAAAGAAGCCGTGAAGAACCCCGAGTCCCTCGCAGCGCAAAACCTGTTCCGTGATGTATGTAATGAGATGATCACGCATCGCAGGATTCTCGGGGTCTTCTTTCGTCTTCTCTCTTACGTTGTCAACGAGCTTGCGAATGCCTACGATCTGCTTAGAGGGTTTCAGCGGATTATCAGAGATTTGAGTCAAGAGATGTTCAGCAGTCGTGAGAGACGCTAATAGTGAGGAGACGCTTCTGTAGTGCAAGTCGTGAACGATATGCAGCAGAAGATTACCGATTACTTGTCCTGGCTTTGCGTCATACATAAAAGCATAGCCGTCTATTTTGATTCGAACTAGACCTTTCGCAGGACCCACGACATTCTTTTTAGGCGGGTCGTATGTCGCAGCAGGTATGATTTTTCTCTTACCTCTGATTATCGTTCGCATCTTTACTCCCTCTCAGATCGTGATTCGATTCTACAGCTCGATTCTTGTGAAGCGATGATTCACGCCTTCTTGCAGCAGCGCCACAGTGGTCGCTTTCTCGAAGAACGTCTTGATCTGGTCTTCGTTGGCCGGAATGAAGGGGCAGTCGAAACTCGAAGGAGTCAGATCGTCATATTCGCTGCCGTAAGCGTCACCAGCGAAAGTGATAAAGTCCTCGTCGTTATAAAGAACAACGGTGCCGCTAGGGTACTCTTTGTTCGTCATGCAAACGAGCATTACGGCGTCTTCAAGATCGACAACAGGCGCCTGCTTTTTCATGGGCTTCTTCTTCTGAGAAGACGGGAGCACAGGAGTTTTGTGACCGAGAACGAGAAGAATCTCTTTCAGACATCTCGCCATAGTTGACGCTCCGTTGTCGCCAATTTCGATCAAGATTTCGTGCAACTTCATCTCCGATTCGGAGTAAATCACAGGCGCTAGCGGTTCTTCTTTGACGATGTTGGCGAGAGCTTCGAACTTCACTTTGAAATCCGCAGTGTTGTTGGACACATGATCTTCGATAGCGTTGAGCAGCGCTTTGATTTCAGCTTCAGTCTTTTTGATAATCATGACATGACTCCTTTTGGGTTAACTACAGATCGAGAAAGCCTTTAAGCTTTTCCTTAGCGAATACGTTGATGTTATTCGTGGGTGGAGCAATGTACTCGTGAGAGAAGCAGATACGCTCTACGTCCGTCTTCCACGTCCCGCCTAGCTGCCCCGCATTCACAACACAATTGCTGTTGTTTGAAGATGTCGCTCTCCAGAGAGGAGACTTGTTTCTGTGAGCGCCGAGCTTAGGATGTGTGACTCGTGAGTAGTAGCGATAACCTGCATTGATGTAGAGCTGCGCGACTGCGTTGCTGAACTTAACGCCTAGACCCATGCCCTGATAGTCAGGAAGAATTACAGTGCGATGCGAGCGATAAGCGTTCTTTACAGTACCAGAGGGGAGAGGGAGAACAGCGATGAAGCCGATGATATTTTCCTCGAACTTCAAAGCGAAGCATCTCGCCGCTTTGTTCAGTGCCGAAGTTAGGTAGTGATGTGACTTAAACATTTCCCACAAAAACGAATCGCATGTGAGTATGTCAAGCTCGATTTTTGGGACTGGTTGGGGTAACCTCCGTTTGTATTTCTTCGTGTCCGTATTGTAAATCCAATCGGGCTGAAGCCAGTCGATGATATCGAAATGGCACGAAGCAAACACAACGTTAGTGAGGCCCTGCTTACGGATATACTTCGAGATTGCGAAAGCGCACGACTTAGCGACGTTTCTATCAACTACAGACGTGAACTCGTCTATGACGCATCCTGACTTCAATTTACGGGCAAGATTCGCTCTATACTGTTCCCCGTTGCTGAGAACATGAAAGGGCTTGAGCCAGCTAGGGATTGAGTTGAGTCCTACGGAGGTGAGCTTGTCGATAGCTTCGTCTGCGCTGCTGAAGTGAGAAGCGATTGCTTTCTTGCCGTCCCAGATAATCTCTTCATCTTCACCGAAGTCTTCGAGCAAGAGAGATTTGCCTGAGCCAGAAGCTCCGACGATTAAGCCGATGTTGAATTCGCCTGTGATGGTGGGTTTTTTGTGAAGAGTGAAAGTCGTTTCGCCTGTGAACTCGTAATCGAAAATCTTGCCTATCTCTTGCGATATGGCATCGAGTTTCACTTTAGACTTGATTTCAGCCATGCTGCACCTCCGTTGAATCGGATTTTGAGTCAAAAAGAGGGCTCCCCGCGTTTGCGGAGAACCCTACTTCTTTGCTTAACTTGTCAATGCTGCCGGCGCCGTTCTTACTCGCCCAGATACTTGATCTTGCTGTTCTTCACTTCGACCATGCCGAGAGCTGTCAAGAGCTGCATCGAGCGATCAACGATACGTGCGGACTGGTCGATGCCGGAGTTGCCGCCCTTCTTGGAGTAGAGATCGTCCGCTTTGCTGATCAGATCGTCCTCGGTCAGCGCTTTGCCTTCTTTGAGCACTGCGGCGACGGACATGTAGCGGGTGAACTTCTCGCTCTTCTCTTTCTTCGCAGGAGCCGCCTTAGCTGCTTTCGCGGGCTTCTCTTTCTCTGCCTTGGCCGGAGCTTTCTCGCTCTTCGCCGGAGCTTTTTCTTCTTTTGCTGCTTTGCCCTTTGCGCCTTTGGCGGGCTTCTCTTCTTTCTCTTCTTCTTTCTCGGGCTCGGGCTCTTCTGCCTCAGCTTCGCGAATCAGGTCGCGGACTGCGTCCTCGTCCATCTTCTTGGTGACCTTGATGTCCAGGTCGTTCTCTTTGATGTAGCTCTTCAGGCCGTCCATGTCGAGGTCTGCAAGCTCGTCGCCGTCGCCGTCGCCTTCTTCTTCAGCAATTTCGATACCCAGGGCTTCGAGGGTCTTTTCAGCGTCCTCGGAGAAAACGACTTTCTCTTCGTCCTCGGGGTCTTCCTGGAAGTCGGTGTCGTAGATGCAGGGCTCGCCGGACTCGGGGTCAACTGCTTCTGCTTTGATCATCTCAAGCAGCGCTTCATCGGTGGTCTTGCGGTTGAACTTGATCGCCGGGTCAAGACCCATAACCTCGTTCATCTCTTTCGCCAGTGCTTCGAGTTCTGCGCGAGTCACTTCCGGCGCTTTAGCTGCTTTTACTTTTTCTTTCGCCATTGTTTCGTCCCTCTCCTTTAATATGCTGCTGAAATTTGCTAATGAATGAATCGATGTCCACAATCTAATGAATTTCCAGTTTCAAGTCAACACAATTCATTAGAGAAATGGAAAAAGATTATTTCAGTTTAGAAACACGGAGTTGCTCGCGTCTATTGAGTTCTTTGCAATAGGTGAAGGCTCTTTTTCGAGAGAAGAAAAACCCTTGATTGCCGCAAGCCTTCAAGTGAGAGCGGACAAAGCTCACAGGAACTTCGGTCACAATGCAGCCTCTGGGTGGCAACTTCGTCTTGTGACTGTGAAGAAATACCGTCATAACAGAGTGACGAAATCTGTATCTCTCTGGTGCAGCTCCGCAACTCACAACGAAGAGCGTTTGTCCTTGTTTGATGTTATATGCGTTGGGTCTACCTTTTGCCATTGTGTCTCTCCTGTATCTAGTAAGATGCAATATAAGCAGCGCCTATCTGAAGACACTGAAGAACGTGAACACAGCGCTGATCGTTGAACTCGTCTTCACGAACAACGATAGGACCCACGCGCAGAATTCCACGCTGCTTCTCGTCTCCGTATTGATTCAGCGCATACATGGCCGTTACATGAGCAAATTTGCGCTTATCTTCGCTGAAGTGCTCACGAGTGATAAGCGGAACTAAAGCGCTCGCTGCGTCTGACTGTGTGAGAGATATGAAGCAGCAGTGAAGCTCTTGTGAAAGTCTGCGACCCGCTTTCCACTTTTTGTTCTCGATACTACGTGAGTCCGAGCCGCTGTTTTCTTCAGGAGCTTTGATGTCCATGTAGTCGCTGAGAATGACATCTGGAACGAAGCCCTCGGTACGCTCCCAAATGTCAAGCTGTCTCTTCATGCCGCTAACGCTAAGTGTATCGCTCGGGAACGTCGCCAGCTTAAAGCCTTTTGCTCTGATGCGCTTCTTGTACTCTTTCCCCGCCGCGAGTGCTTCTCTCCACGTTAGCGGCTTAACTGCCGGACGTTTCTTGTGCCAAACTGCGCCTTGAAACTCTCGCGGATCGTCTTTCTGACAGACGGTGCAAACGACATGATCTGGAGCGTCTTCGAATTCAAACACACCCTCGGAATCGACAATGGCGTAGCCGTGAGACTTGCGGCACTTCTTGGTACAAATGTCTTTCTGGTTCTTCTCGCAGTCGAGAATCGGAATCAGAAGTTCGCCGCAGTATTTCGCCATGTCAGACTTGCGAGAAAGAGATATGTGAATTCGTCTCACCTGCTGATCTTTGGACATATCCCCACAAGAGAAGAAAGCGACATTGCAGCGAGCTTTGTGGGCAAACATCGAAAGCATCTGAATCCACCACGTCTTGCCTCTTTTCTCAGGAGCCATGAACACAACGAATGAATCTCGTGTGAACTGATCATTGAGCAATCTGCCGAGAGCGCCAGGGAGTTTGAACAGCGGCTCACTCTTGTTCTCAAAGGCAGACTGAATCGACTCTTCATCATCGAACGGGTCTATGCCCTCTGTGACCTCTCTTTCGACTTTGTGATAGTCGGCTATCGCGTCTTCTGCGGCTTCGATGTCGTTCTGTTCAAGACAGAAATCAAGCTCGTCTCTGAGGTTCTTTGCAGAGCGAAGCTTAAAATACTTAACGGTCTTGTCCATCAAGTATTCAACATTGAACTTTTCAGCGTGCTCGAACTCGTCCGAGAGAGTATCCAAGAACTCTTCGATGTAAGTCACAAGCTCGTCGTCCGGCTTAGTCTTCAGCCAGTCTTCGAACAGCTCTTTGATATCCTCGTTCGGAGCTTTCTCATACTGCTGATAGAAGTCGATGCACCACTTCGCGATAATCGGCCCGTACTGTATCTCAAGAAGATCGGCAGTGTAGAGCTGTATCATCTCTCTGAGATACTGAGTCGAGACAATCATGCCGATGATTATCTGTCGTTCGATCAGCGTGTCTACTTTTCTGCGCTTTACTGCCATCGCTACACCCCTTCTTGTTCTGACATCATTTTTCTGACAGCCGTTTTCTGATTGTCAGTACCGACTTTCAAAATCAAATCGTGAAGTTGATTCTTTGCGTGAGTCGCTCCGTCTCCGACGCTCGTGTACTTCTTCAGATACGAGAGCGTCTGAAAGAGCGAATCGAGCAGACTCATTTCTTTCAGTCTCAAGCGCTCGACCTCTTTCATCATTGCTTCGATGAAGATGTTGCCGTAGAGAGACTTGCGATCAATGCGATACGTGTTGCCACGATGTCTGTAGCTGCCGATTGTCTCTGCGTTAGTTATCACCGCTTCTCTGTTGAATCTGAACGTCACGCCTTCATGCTCGCACTTGACTATGCCTTCCTCGTCAAACTTGAAATTGTTCATTTCGTCTCCCCTACAACTTGTTAAGAATTATTTCTTCGCCGTTGGACAATTTGAAATGAAACTCAGTGTGGTACTGAAGAGTGTGAATAGTAATGTTGACAATCAGGACAGCTTCTCCGTAATGAACGAGCTTGTCTCTTCGCTCGTATTTCTGTTTTAGATACTCTATCCACTGCGCTCTGTTCATTTCGTCTTTCTCCTTTCGAATGCGATTTCACTCTGCCCCATCTTCAGCAGTAAAGCACGATGCTCAAAGAGATTCGGTATGGATTCACCCGCGTTGTGCCAAATCTTCGACATATTGCGAAAGACCTTGACAACAATGGCAGTCTCTTCGTTCATGAACATCGGCACGGGCGGGAGCTTGAGTGTCTTATTCTGTTCGTCTGCCAACTTCTGTGCTTCTCTCATGGCAAACTGATACGCTTCGAGCTGCTTCAGATTCAGTCTACTCATGATGCTATACCGAGCGTGCGTTTGATCAGAAGAGCATCCTCGGGCTTTGAGGTCAAGTTCATCGACTCGCTTTTATCGTAAACGAAGACATCAAGCTCGCCATCATCGTTGATATAGACGCGAAAGAATCCGGCGCTTGTTGCCTCTCTGATGTCGAACTTCCCTTCAGGACCCGAACGTCTGTCAGTGTCGCGATACTGAAGACGCATTACCACAGTCTCTGACAAAACCGAGTGAATCATAGTATCGGGGAATAATACCGCTTCGATGTTTCCGAATGCAACATATTTCGATTTCATTTCCTGTGCTCTCCCTTGTGTTCGAAGTAGTTCAGTCTAGTCTGTCTATGCTTCACGATGCTGTTGTCAAGTCCAAGCTATGTCCTTGATTAGGTAACGTTATCGAGATAATGTCTTATCTGTTCGTTCGTCTGTCTTTGCCCGAAAGTTCGATAACTTCACACATTCCGCCTATTCGAGATGATATGCGAGTGTCGAGCTTTTCAGCAAGTGCAGGCAGATCGAAGTTTGAGGTAAAGACAGTGCGCTTCTCATTTGCCCAGCGATAGTCGATGATCTGATAAACGAGAGTCAATGCCCAGTCTGTTGCCTGTTCTACGCCGATATCATCGAGATAAAGATTCTCTACCTGCTGATACGCTTCGACAATATCTCTTTCACTCTCAAAAGAGGACTTTGAGAATGTTTGACGAATGCGACTGAGTAGATTGATCATCGATGTGAATGCCACAACTTCGTTAAAGTTACGACTCATGGGGATGTTGCAGATGTCGTTGACGAGGAGGGAAACTGCGAGGTGAGTTTTGCCAGTTCCTGCGGGGCCGTAGATAAACAGGCCTATGTCGGTGGGGAATGTTGCTCTGTAGTCCTTCAGTCGAGCATTGTGAAACTTTGCGGGGATTGCGAGACACTCGGGTCCGAAATAAGTCGGCAGCAAAAGCTCACGATTACAAAAGTTGCAGCGTTCAGCGTTGCCACCACGAATTAAAATTGTTTCGTCTCCACATTTACATTTCATTTTAGAGGTCCTCTGTGTTGATTCGTCTGTCAACGATGTTGTAAGTTTGATCTTTGGCAACGTGTCCTGGCTTTATCGAGTTGCCTCGAACTGGTCGCTTGTCACGTTGAATTGCACTTTGAAGTTTACTGAACTTGGAACGAAACGACTTGGCACAATGACACTCAGGCACATATTCTTTGGCAATGTTGAGTTTGTACCACTCAAGTGTCTTGTTGATTGTTGCAACGTCAATCTGTTCAATTTGATGTAGCAGTCTGAAGTGTTTGCTCCATGATTGTAGTGTTGAATCTTTTTGTTTCTTTCTGCCTATTGATTGTAAGATTTCGTCAAGCTTCTGTGCAAATGAGATGTAGCGTTTATCTTTCTCTTTTACTTCTGACAGAATTTCTTCCGCTTCCGCCGTCGCGACTGCAAGTTGCGACAAAGAGGTTTTTGACTTTGACTTAGACTTTGGTTCTCTCTCTTCTTCTCTCTCCTGGTTCCTATAAGTTTTTGAATACGACCCTATAAGTTTTTTTATACGGGTAAAATCCGATTCGATCAGACTACCCTCTTCATTCAAAACATCGTGTATCATCTCTACCATTTTCTTGTAGCGTTTCGGATATTCATCGTCAATAAATATCCGACGATCTACTTCTTTCGAACCGCGCTTCTGAGTAGTTTCAACTGTGATGAATCCCCATTCTTTCAGCGCTGCTATTGAGTTTGAAATGGTTTGAGGCCCAACTTGAAGAAGCTGTCCTAACCATCTGTTCGAAGCGTAACACCCTCTGGAGCTTTGAGATAGATTCCTCAAGTATCCAAATAGAACTCTCTCGGTCATTGTCAACTCTGGGTGAAAGAGAAGTTCAGCGGGTATTCCTATTGACGGTAGACCAAAAGGATCGTCGCGCTTTTCTATCATTGAATCATTCTCTTTTCTCTGAGAGTTTTCATCGAACGCCTGACTGTGCTCTCCGACACGGCACATATCTTTGCAGTTTTTGCGATTGTGTTCGAATCGAGTTGAGTTATCGCGGCCCAGATGATTTTATCGTTAGATGATAAATCCGATCTTTCTAGCACCGCATTGATAACGAAACATCCTTGAAAAAATCCGTGAACGTCTAATCTTTTGGACTCTGTCAATTTGACACCTCCTGAGCAAAAAAAATACCCGTCCCCAGAAGTGCCAGCTTCCGAGAACGGGTATTTAGGTAAAGCGAGATGTCTCGCTTCGACCGTTTCTTAAACTCATTCTGGCAAATGAGTCTGCATTGTTTGAGAGTTTGCGGAACGACAGGGGGCCGCTCCGCAAACTGGGTGTTACTCTGTGACGCTGGTTGCGTCGCATTCAGAAAGCTTGACGATACAGTATCATTAAGATGATGTCAACAACGTTCTCATGAGTTGATCTAGTTGTTTCTCCAGTATCTTTTCCCATCGTCACAAGACCAACAAGTTTGATCAGGAATGACTGTCACAACCGTTGTGACACCGACTGTGTTGCCGTTGATAGTGTTTCCGATTCCAGTGAGAGTCGAGCCTTCTCTGAACTCGACCGCTTTACAGTTGTTAGCTGCTGCGAATTCGCTCCACTCTTTCTGCTCTTGTGCATCGTACTTCACAACTAAGATCATGACCGCAAGTACCGCAATGCAGATAGCGTAAACTCCCCACAGCTCTTTCAGATGATTCACCATAATCCTAACTCCTTCATTAGTTTGTCTGCCTCTCGCTGCTTCATCTCGCCAGGGTCACCTTCGTCAAGCTCCAGAATTTCAACTTCAACGCCTCTCGCTGATAACAACACAGCTATCAACTCGGACTGCTTTCGTGCCGCGAGTTCTCCGCCGTCGAACATGACGTAGACTTTCTTAAACTTCTTTGCCAGCAGATTGACTTGCGCTAGAGTGAAGCTGATTCCGAAACAGCAGACAGCGCCTGGGCCTAGTCTCCACACGTCTGCGATTCCTTCAACGAGCAAGCACGCATCGCCTTCAGCTTCATCGTAGCCGTAGACTATCGTTTGATGTTCCATTACCTCGTTGCACTTCTCGCAAGCTTTGTACTTCAGATCGGACTTATCTGTGATGTCTCGTCCTTGATAACTGACCATTTTACCTTTGAAGTAGATAGGAGCAATGATTCGCCACTTATATGGTCCGATCGGTCCGACACACTTCAAGTTCCAGATATCAACTAGATCAGCGGGGTTATAGTTACGTCCTATCAGATAATCAACATGACGCTTTGTGAGTTCTTGAATTCCGAGCGGCCACTTCGTTTCTCTGCGTATCTGAACACGGACAGGACTCGCTACAGCGTCATTTCTCGACTGTGTGCGAGCATTCCCCTTGAACTCAGCTTGAATCTTCTTTGCCGCTTTAAAATCGCAGCCCAGAACAGCTTTGATTACATCGATCTGAGAATGCTTGCCACATCTCCAACACTTAACAGCGCCAGTCGAGACGTGAACCCCTAAGTGGAAGCCACGAGAGCCGACACAGAATGGACAATGTATCTGTACCCACCCTGGTCGGCATCTCTTGTGTCCACTAATCGCGTGCTCAATGCGATAGTCCTGATAAAATTTAAGGACGTTGAAGCTCACGTTTATTCCTCGCTGGTGTCGATTCTGCGAATGAATTTCTGAACTTCATCAAAAGGTCTTCCGTCCTCTTCTCCGGGCATGTATATGTGCTGATCGACAATCTCTCCGACGGATATGTTGCCGGCGATCTTTACTAACCACAGTTCCCCGTTGTCAGGCTCGTTCTTCTTTAGATCGATCAGAATGTCAACTATATCCTGAGTCAAAGAAACAATCTCGCTCGCCTTCATTAGCGGGTACTTTGTGGGAAATGGAAACTTGTTTTTCTTATACTTCGGCTCTCTCACCGCAGCGAGAAGCTTACCCATGGACTCTCGAATCTCTTTCAGTTCTTTCTTGGTCAACATAGTGGCCCCCAATGAATACTTAGAATTCTGTTGCACTTCTTTTCGTGCCCGCCGTCGGCCGCTCGTGATGCAGTCGAGCCGCATTTATACACGACTTCGACCCCATCATCCGAGCGGCGTTCAGCATTGCAGAAAGGGCACAGATAGGCAACTCTTCGGACGTTCTCCAATTCGTTATCCGTCTCTGTGTTTACCATGTTAGCAGGTCCCAGAGTGAAGCGGGTTGCCGTTAGTGTCGAGTAAGATTCCGCCAGTGACCGATTTCACAGTCTGAATCGAGTTGAGAGCATTGAAGATCGGAGCGAAGAGTTCGACAATCTTCTCTTCATCGCTGCGCGTGTCGTTCTTCATCATGTCGGGAGTGATGATTACTGTGAAGCTGTGAACCTTCTCCGTTGCAGGCTGAACTACGGTCAGCTTAATGACAAGACCCTGACTGTAGTCCACGAACAGAGTCAAACCCGCTGTTCCTTTGACCGCTGCGTTCAACTTGTCGATCTGATCGGAGATGTAGAAGAAGGCGCTTTTCTGCTGTGTCTGCGCCTGAAGGGATTGCACAAGGGCAACAATTCGATCAACAGTTGTTTCATCGTTGATCGTCCCCTCAGTGTTGTCTTTGATGATGCTGGCGATTTCTCTCTTCATTTCTTGTTTCTCCTTTTCTTCGCGGGTTTGGGTGCTTCTGGCGGTTTGCAGATTCTCTCGTATTCTTGCGAGACTCGATTATACTTTGTTCCGCAACGATAGTGTCCTGAAATATCATCACCGAACTCGATTGTAGACTGACAGTGAGGACACGTCTGACTCATTTTCTCAGTGTGCAGGAGCTTGATGCGCTCGCGTTGACCTTTTATGAGTTCCTGAAACGTGGGGCAAGTCGCGTTGACTTTGCAGGTTCCATGACAAGTGATGTTGTTCACCCACCAAGGAGATTCACCCTCGAACTTGCATTTGTAATCGCAGTCACGGGGAGGATTCATCGAATAACCGCCGTGACCTAGACCAGTATATGGGACTTCTTTGACTTCTTTGACTTGCTTCACTCTCACCCCTTTTGTTCTCCCGCTTCTGCGCGGCTGAGGATTGTCAGGAGCGCGTGTTGTCTCTTCGTGCAAGTCAATCAGCTCTTTTACTTCAGAGACGCTACTGGCGGGGATTCTGCGCTCGTCCTGCTGCTTGAGATTGTAGACAGCGTAAAGCTTCCCCGAGTTGGCACCTTTGCAAATGTGGCCATGCTTGTACTCGATGCAGCGTCCGAGCTGTTCGCGAAGCGTTTCTTTCGGCTTCTGTGTCTGTGTGATTCCTTTAGTTCTCGCCACTGGTTTCTCCTTTGGACATATTTTGAATCTTTAGTAAGTCCATCTCGCCTTCGAATTTAACGTTTAAAGTGCCTTCTACTTTGAAACTTCTGTCGGTTGACTCGAAGTTCATCATCAGCGGAGCGGGGTAGTCGATAATCGGAAGATAACGCATTGAATCGATTGTGTCAGAACCCATCGCTCGAATGCTGTCGGCAGCTCTTCTGATATCTGCTATCAGCGCCTCGCCTGTTACTGGATTCTCGTCCCATGTTGAAGTTGCTTTTATCGGAAAAGCTTTATCGTACCATTCTTCTGATTTCTTTCGCATTGCTTCTGCAATCCCAGGTGAAGCAGGTTCAACATACGGATCGTCCATTATCAGAATCGAGTTTGTTCTACCGATGATATTCGGAAGAGGAGCTCTTCTGCCGATAATATTTGCAGGGTGATTCTTATCCGCGCTTCGATTCTTCATAACGGTCAGATTCGGGAAAACTGAATTTCGATTGATGTCGAAATTCCCCATGTATTGACTTGCGAAATCCAACTGATTAACACCAAACTTCCCGTATATGCTGTTTGTCGTGATCTTTCTTTGCAGCTTTTCCCAGAAAGCTTTCATGTTTCTTTTATCGACATACTTCGTTGTCAGTCCGGCCGATGTCAATATACGCTCTGCGCCTCGATACGCTCTGGAGCATTTCTCGTGGAAGACGTAATGCTTCGAGCGAGCTTTAACGTTGAGGATGTCAAGATACTTCGTCTTGACTTTGACGTAGATTCCTTTTCTGACTCTGTGATTAATCACTCTGTCGGAATTGGCCAACAGTTCGTTACAGACTCGACATTTCACATTAGACCTCGTGCTCTACATTTGTACCAAAGTTGACGATTCGTTGCGAATAGATTCGATTTGATTGCTGCAAACCATGCTCCACACGGGAAGCAGTGATTGTATTTCTTTAGATAGTCTCTACTCCCGCAAACTGGGCATCTCATAAAATGCCTGCCGAACTCATGACCTTAAATGCCAGTGTGTAAGCTTTCGCGCAGCTTTCGTGCATTGAGACTTTTATTCCTGTTCTAGGTAAATTGAGAATTCCATCGTGTTCGATTTTCATTCTGGCGCGATTCCGATCCTTCTTTTTTAGATTCGTCTTGCAGAAATAACACTTCATTGATTCCTCCGTTGTTCTCTCAATAGCGCCATTAGCATTTGATCTTTTGTTAACTCTCTGCCGTCCATGATTCGTTCAAGCGTTCTGTTCTTCAAGTCCAACACGTTTGCTCTGAACTCTTCGATAGTGTCATGAGCGATTAGATACCACGCTGTTGCTCCGTGTAAATCACCCGCTCTACCGTAACATCTATCCTCTGCTTGCTCATGATCTTTCCCTGACCACCACATCTCCAGAAAAACAACATGATAGGAAGCGGTCAGAGTCACACCCTCTTTTGCTGCGCTGCTGCCTATGAAGACTCGTTTCTTCATATCATAGACAAACGAGGCGCATGACTCCTTGCTCTTCTCGTGTCGCTCTTTTCTCACACCGCAGTTAGCGCAGCGCTGAAAGGCGTCTATTGCAGCATTGCGTTTCTTCGGGTCTGTTACCGACCCGTCTATCTTGACAGCGATATCGCCAAACTCTTTCATGAGTCGGTCGATTACTTCTTTATGCTCTGCGAAGATAACAATCTTGTCCTCAGTATCGAGAAGATTCCATAGCCACTCTATTGCTGCGTCAATCTTCCCCTTTACAGCGAGCTTTGAAAGCTGTTCGATCTTCTGAAACGTCATTTCTCCTGTAGCGTCTCTCTTGTCGTATTCAGCGCGATTGTTTATCTCAAGCGGCACGACTGCTCGAACTTTGCGATCAAGCGTTTTAAAGACATCCTGCTTCTTTCTACGGAGCATTATCGAGCTAGTCAGAAGATTATAAAGCTCGTCTTCGTTGCTCGACCCGTTGAAGTTCCAGTTCCCAACAAAGTCTTTCTTGGCTCCGCAGTATCTGTGAGCGTACTTGAAGAAGCTCGGGAAGATTCGCTTATCAACTAGATTCGCAAGAGTGAAAATCTCCTTCGGACGATTCTTACCCGGAGTCGCTGTAATCGGAATGACGTGCGGCGCTCTGTCGCAAAGCTGCTCGACTGCCCACCATCGTATCGATTCCTTGTTGCAGATATAATGCGCTTCGTCCAACACGATACATTTCCACTTTACGTCCCACAAGTCTTGACGAATCGTGTTCTCTTTGCCGTGTGTCAGAATGTCATAATTGATAATGACTATCTCGCCTGTTATTTTCACAGGCTTAGTGCCGCTGATTATCTGTACCTTCGGGGAGTCCATCCAGAACTCAGCTTCGAGCTTCCAGTTTAACTTCAACACAGCAGGGCAGATAATTAGGACGGGGCGCACGTCTTGACGCAGTTGTAGCCATGCCAAAACTTGCATTGTCTTGCCTAGACCCTGATCGTCTGCTAACAGAACTCGTCCGTTCTTCGCTTCAATGATCTGAGGACCTTCAATTTGGTATTGTTCGAAGTAATCGAAGTGTTGTATTCCGGGGATTTTGAAATGCGGATCGAATGTAACGGGGGCGAAGAGATTACTTTCCCAGTCCATTAAAGCGCGATCAAAGTTAAAGCCGCCTTCTCTCAGCTTGTTAATAGCATCGAGACTCACAGGGGCCGTCCAGTATTGGGTGCTGGTGCCTTTGACGAACTGGCGCTGCGTGATTCGTTTAATAATCGCAACAGTTTCCATGTTCTTCAGAAAGCGGATTCGAATCGTCTCTCCCATGAGACTCGCGTGGCGGTCGTCATGAGAGAGTTCCGAGTTCTTCGGGTTGCGTATAACAGCGACTGGCTTCTTCTTGGTCGAAGTCTTCTTGTCTCTGCTATACAGTTGCTTTATGCGGTCAAGAGGATTCAATCAGTACCCCTTTTCCGTGTAGTTGAGCCAGTTTGTGATTTGAACAGTTGTTGTCGGCAGACCTTTAATGCGTCTACGAATCGCAACGAGCAGAGGCTTTTTGTGCATCAAGTTTCGGCTCGTCTTCAATCTTTCGAGAGTGAGTGTCGGCATGATTGCGATGAATGTTTGTTTGCAGGCGATACAGTCGAGCTTAACGTCTACGACTATTTCGTGGGGAGCGTTGCAGTGAGGGCAAAAACAGATATGCGGCATGTGATTCTCCCTTATGTTTAGAAATCGTATTGACTTCTCCAACTACTTGCCTTCATTTGCTCTTTTCTTATCGCTGATATTTTACGCTTTGTTTCTTCGGTGAGACTTTTACCGAAATTGTGATTCTTCTCTCCGCGCTTTGCTGCCGCTTGCTTCTCTCTCGTCTCTTTGTTCTGAGCTTGAACTTTCACTCGCTCGCTCAATTCTTTTCTATATTGCGGCGAGTCATGAACAATTTTCATCTTCTTTCGGAACTCTTCACTTTCCCAAAGTCGCTTCTTACTAACACTCATTTTCGATTTAATCTCAGCAGTCAGAGAGAACCCGTAACCGCCGTCAATCATGTTCGTGAGATTTGCTCCGAGTGATTTGAAATAATCGATCCACCATGATTCCGATTCTTGCCATTGTGAATCACGGACTCGCTCAAGAATTATCAACTCTGGAATCAGCTTCAATCTTTTCAGCGAGCGTAACCAACAATGTTTGTGTGAGCGACCGCGATGCTTTAAATGTTGCTTGAATCGAATGTGGGGAGAGTCTGCTTTGCCGATGTAGCGGAGTTGATTTGTGCGTGGGTCGATCAGCCCATAAATGTGAGTGTATTTGATTGCTCGTATAGTTCGCATTTATTGTGTCCTGATCTTATCGCGTTGCGGTCGGAGGTGCTCCGTTCTAATGAATGAGATGCGACTATAGCGACTCTGACTATAAGAAGTCAAGCAGAAAGCGATTCCAAGCGGGTTCCTGCTCGTGGAATCGCTAATGAAGCTCTTTCTCAGTTAGTTGATTCCGCTCTGTTAGCTTTGGCGATTCGATACACAGACGCGATTCCGATTCCGAGCGCGTCTGCCACATGCTGCTTTGTCTTCCCTTTACTCAGCAGCTCAAGCACTTCTTTAGTTTTAGCGATAGCAGTTGGCTGTCTGCCTTTGTAAGCACCCGCTGCCTTAGCTATCGCTATACCGGCTGCTTGACGCTCAAGCATCATTTCTCGCTCGAACGTTGCAATGGCTCCCAGCATGGTGAGCATTAGCTTCCCCGTGGGCGTTGTCGTATCGAGATTGATATTTAGTACCTTGAATTCAACGCCCTTTTTCTGTAGCGCGTCAACGATGTTTAAAAGGTCTTGAGTGCTGCGGGCGATACGGTCAATCTTACAGACCACGAGAACGTCACCCTCTCGAACATAGTCGAGCATAGCCACAAGCTGCGGCCTGTCTTTGCTGTTCTTCGCGCTCGCTTTCTCTTGATAGAGCTTATCCACTTTCTCTCGTTTCAGCTCTGACAGTTGAGCCTCTAACGATTGGCCAGTGGTCGAGACTCTCGCGTATCCGATTTTAGCCATTGCTCTTCTCCTTCTGTCGCTCTATTTCCTTTCTCAGCTCGGCATTTGTTTCTTCGAGCGCTTTGTTTTGCTCCTGAAGAGCTTTGACCATTCTGCGGATAGTTGTGTTGATATTCTCTCTGCGCGCCATGTCGGCACCTCCTATTTGACTGCTCCGATTCGATATGTCAGACGCTTGTAAACCCATTCCGAAACGACTTCGGCAGCGTGTATAGCGTCAAGACTATACTCGTTGATCAGCTCGATTATTGACGGGTTGACGTTCCAGATTTCTCTCTCGTGGTATCTCTGCTCAATACCTTTAATGCGCGTTGCAATCGTTTTTCTTTCTGCCGCTGCCATGTCGCTTTCTCCTTTGCTTCGTGTTTGACTGCTCAAGAAAGCTTTCCAGACGGCTGAGGATTGTCTGGAAAGCTCGATCAGAAGTCAACGCTTGTGCTGATATGCTTAGAGATTGAAAGCAACGTTGAACGGAATCTCCAGTTTCTCTTCGGGTATGCAATATACCCACGCTTTCATTTCCGCTTTGTCGAATTCGAGCGTCACCGGCAATTCTGGGTTGAAATCTTTGTTGAGTCGTTTGTTTAATTTTTTTATTTGTCTTGGTGAGAGCGAATAAGTTTCCACGATGCTTCTCCTTTTGCTCGCTTTACCCGGCGAGCTTCGGGATTGTCAGTTAGTCGAACTGTGCCACTATGAGTTCACCAAACGGTGGCTCTTCCGCTCTATCCCCGAAAGTCTGAACCCAAAGAACGGGAAAGTCCGGCTCGGGTCCGAAGTCAGAGCATTCCATGTCTGTTAGATAGATTAAGCAAACGGGACGCTCTTCTTGCGCCATTGCTGCTGCGATAGCGGGAGAGAATCGAGTTCCTCCACCCCCTCTTGCGTTCAAGGTGACGGGGCGGTTCTCTTGTGTGAACTCTTCAGAGTGTCGGACTTGCGTATCAGCATAAGAGACGCGCAGAGTCGTGGGGTACTGTGATAAAATATCGTCACACTCACTGGCGAACTGCCTCAGCTCTTCCTCACCAACGGAGCAGCTCGTGTCGATTACAAGATCGATCGGCGGCAGCTCTTGATTGTAAAGCGAGGGGAGAACGATACCCGTGTGGATATAGCGCGGGTTGGCTCTGCGCCATGTGTAATCGTTTCTCGACACTTGATCCACGAAGCGGCGCAGCGCTTCTCTCCAGTTTACTTTCGGCTCGTTCAACTTTTTAATCAGTCGCTCGATTGAACCCGGCAGATTGCCTCTGCTCTTCGCTTGCGTTGCCGCTTGCGTTGCTGCTATCTGCCACTCTTGCTCCTGCTGAATCATTTCTGACTCTGTCGCTCCTACTGTCGGATCTTCTCCGGGGTAATCTCTGACTTCGCCGCACCCGCTGCCGCTTCCCTTCTTAGGTTGTGCGTTCGGGTCTTGCGGCGCGTTCGGGTCTGGCTGCCCGTTCTGACTCGGCGGAGCGTTCGGGTCAGGTGGTGAGTTAGGGTCTGGCTGCGGCTGCTGCTGTGACGGATCGTTGCCGTTCTTCTGTTGCTGATCTGCTGCGTCCTGCTGCTCTTGTTTGCGCTTGCCGTAAAGCTCGGAGAAAATCTTATCGGCGTGCATTCCCTTGTATTTATCATCGAGCAGTCCGTCCGTTGTCGGCATCTTCAGTCCGGAGTCAACGAGAATCTGATTAATTGCATAATCCGCCGCATCGTTCCAGATTTCAGAATCGCGATTGCCGCGTCTTGCGTGATGCGCTAACGCAAGATGTAAGACTTCGTGGCCCCATAGTCCTTTCGTTTCGTCAAGGTTCAGAGTGTCGATAAAGTCGGGATTGTAGCCGAACGATACCCCGTCAACCCACGCTGTTTTGCAGCTCTTGTCCTCGATAACGTTCAAGCGAAGAGCAAGAGAGCCAAAAAAGAAGTGGTCGAGCACGAGAGCTGTCCGCGCTTTGCGTACCTTGGTTACTGCGTTCATGACATCCATTTTAGCCTCCGAGTTGCATTAATTTTCCGAGTAGAACAACAGCGACAGCGAAGAGAACAAAAAACAAAAGCGCTTTCATGTTAGCCACCCATGTATGCGCTCATGGCGTCTAATATCGCTTGCGCATCATCCGCGACCACTTTTCGGACGTTGATATCTTTCCGAAGCTCGACTGGCTCCGTGTGGCACAATTTCGCTTCCACTATCTTGCGCAGCTCCTCAAGTGCCGGGTCGTTTGCAATGTTGAGCTTAGGCAACAGCTCCGTTATTTCAACGATGTTACCAATGAGCGTATCGTGGAAGATTGCTTTGGGGTCCTTCAGAGAGTCGGCAGCTTTCGAAACGACTTTATAAAGCCGCTCGTAAAGATCAGCCATTGCTGTGTTGACTCTCTGCTCCGCTCTCTCAGTAATCGAGCGTTGAATCTGTTCTACTTCGTCCCCTTGCAACATGACTCTGAAGTCCTCAGCAGCGGGGAGCGGAGACACGTCAAAGTTGAAGGCGTACTTTCTGCGGATTTGAGCTGCGCTGGGGTAATCGTCTGGGTTAAACAGTCCGGCGAGCATGTCGCGGGCTTGCTCGATCAGCGCGGGGTAATTCGCTTCGAAGTCGTCCACGGCGTTGTTAAACAGGTTCCGGAGTCTTCTCATTTCATCGGTGAATTCCATGTAGCTCGTTGCGGGGAGCATTCTGTTTCCGTCGTCTGTCCAAGGCAGCGTGTTCGAGTAATAAAACGTTCTCGCTGCTGTCACAGTCGAGGCGATTTTCTTTAATGCGTCTTGCGCTATCAGGAGCTTATTGTAACGGCCCGTTGCTGCTGCGTTGCCGAAGTCTTCGGCGACTCGCTTCGTTGCTGCCGTGTCGTGCTTTCGTGCTGTCCACTGACTGATAGAAAGGTTGATCAGCATGGCTTTTTGCGTCAAGCTCTTGCCGTCAATGTTGCTCCCTTTCGGCGGTAAGTTCTTCAGTGCGTTTCTCGTGGTGACGTTCTCGATTTTGACTCCCTTGGTTCTTGCCATGTCGTTTCTCCTTTTGTTGCTGTGTTTGACTGCTCAAACGAGACGCTGGAGACGGCAAATATTGTCTCCAGCGCTCTATCAGCTTTCAAACGTTATCACACCATGACATCGGCGTTTCGTGCTGTCCATTCAATAAATGCTTTCGTCACACACACGGACTGATTAGTGCGGCAAGAGTCGCGCACTAGCAGAACGTTGAACTCTGCGGGAAGTCGATCAGCGAAGCGGAGCAGACGTTCAAAGTTATTCTCTGTTGCTTTGCGTGAAAGCGCACCGCAGAGAGCATACAGGACGGCGGGGTTTGTCGGAACGTCAACTTTGTCTGGGTCGAGCAAGATCATGTCCGGGTTAGGCAGCTCTCTGAAGATTTTAAGAAAACCCATGAACTCTGCGGCGAACGCTTCCCCGACTGCTCCGGTGTAAACGTCAAGCTCGACTGCTGCGGGCAACTTCATGTCGAGCAGTGCGCCCAGATTCGTTACAGTTCGAGGGCTGGGGCTGTTCACAAGATCAGCACTGGCAACAAACTTGTGGAGCATTTCGGGGCGGTATTTGATGTAATAAACGACAGGAATCGGGACCCCGTTATTCAACGCCCAAGTGCACCAGTCGTCCGTGTCAACGTCAAGCTGGACGATTGTAGCGAAACGACTTTTGATGGGTTCGAGCAGACCAGAAACGCCGGCTCTGTCTTCGCGTCTGTTCGTTGCTGCTACAAATGTCACCATATCGCTGATCTTGTGTCCGTTGATTTCACGAGCTAACAAGAGTTGCATTGCCGCAGCTTGCACGCTCATAGGCGCTTGCCCCAAGTCGTCAAAGAAGCCGATTGTTGGCGTTGTCGCGTCAAGCAACTTTCTCAATTCGCCGTAGGGGAGGAACTCTGCTGCGCCGTTGACGATACCCGGCAGACCCTTAAAGTCTGTCGGATCGGAAACAACGGGGTGAAAGATTACAAGCTCGGCACCCGCTGCTGCTGCTGCGCTTGCTACTATGTCAGACTTCCCAACGCCCGGGGCCCCTTTGATCAGTATGGGTCGGCGTGCTGCGATACATGCGGACAATACAGTGGTCAGACTCGATGCTTTCATGTTGTTTCTCCTGTGTTCGTTAGTTGTCGGAATGCTTCGTGTGAACGTGCTTTAAAAGTGTGAACATGCGGCGACAGGGCTTGCCGCAGTGTGAACAGTAATAGATTGGACGCTTCATTGTTTCGAATCGTTGCAGAAGTGGTCGCCCGCTTCGCTGTGTAGCATTGACATTCCGCAGCGTGGGCAGATTGTCGTGTATGCGTCTGAGGACGGCCAGTTTGTGAGCTTCATTTTTTCAGTATGATCGACAAAGACAACGCGCTTCCCGTCTGCTTCGTCAAGAAAGCGTTTAATCAGCTTTCCCTGATAGCGAAAGCAAGCAACGACAAAATTCCCGAACTGCTCATAGAATTCAATCGTCCTCAGCTTGCAATAACGTTCTGCACCGTGAAAGACCAGAACTTTCTCTCGGGGTGAAACTACCCAGCGGCTCCCGCTGTTGTTCAGATAAAGCGTTTGACTCATGACTTTCTCCTTTGCTCGTTGTTTGACTGCTCAAGAAAGCGCTACAGAAGACGGCAGGAATCGTCTGTAGCGCTCGATCAGAAGTCAATACAGTATGTGGTGAACGTTCATGCCGCAGCGCTCAATGTCGAGATTAATTAGTCGTGTCCTTCAAAGTCAAAATAAGCCTGAAGTCCGAGAGCGGCGAGCGCTTTGGCTGCGATGTCGAGAAGATGATCCTTGCATACCTTGATTTCACTCCCGCATGTCGGGCAATTATCGCTTGTGATAATGTGAGTTGCGGGCTTTTTGCAATAATCGCAGTCAAGCCCGTGTGCTGCGTCTTTACTATCTATCTCTCTAATCGTCTCTTTCATTCTGTTTCTCCTCGTTGCTGTATTTGACTGCTCAAGCGAAGCGCTACAGCGGTGCTTTGCTGTAGCGTTCTATCAGCGGTCAAGCGCTATGCTTCTTTGCGATGATACACTTTCTGCCCTGCTGCGTTCTTCTCGACAGTCAGAACGCCGAAGCTGATCAGTGCGTGTAGGATGCTGCGGGTAATGTTACCCGTTTTGGGGTTTGACTCGCCGCCCTTTGCAACATGAAGATCATCCGATTTCTGTTGAATGTCTTTGAAGCTGATACCCTTTTTCCCGATCTTCAGCAGCACGTCCGTGATAGCCATGTATCTCGAATAGCTGGGCGGGGCGGCGACTTTCGCGGGCTTTGCTGCTTTGTCTGCTTTCAGCTCGCTGGTGCTCTTCGCTTTCTTCGCGGGCTTCGTTGCTTTCGGGGACTCAGGGTTGACGGGGACAACGAAGCCGAGCAGCTCAAGCGTTGCTTTCGTTGCGTCTGTAATCTGCTCCTCTGCTTTCTTCGTCCCGTTGAAGTCGCTGAAGTCGAGGTCCGCGCTGTTCTTCATGATATCGCGGGCGATTGCTTTCTCGTTGATCTTAACGTTGATAGCGGGCTTGAGTCCCATTTTTTCGTTCATGTCAGAAGCTGCGGCGATCAGCGTGTCTCGTGTGAGCGCTGCGGGCGCTGCGGGTTCTTCTTTCTTCGCTGCGGGCGTCTTCGCTGCTTTCGCTGCTTTCTCGGGTTTGACGGGAGCAGCTTTCGCGGGAGTCGCTGCTGCTTTCTCTGTTGCGGGTTTAACTGCTTTCGAGGACTTCGCGGGCTTCGCTGCTGCTGTTGCTTTCGTCTCGGTGTTCATGGTGTTCTCCTTTTCTGCTGTCGGTTGTGCTGCGTTGGCTTCGTCAATCTGCGAAAGAAGGGAAAGCGTGCTGCTGTCGTTTTTCAGTGTCGCGTTGTGCTGCTTAATCGCGTCTGCTGTTGCAATCGGGTCCGCCCCGTTCAAAACTGCTTTAATGCCGCTGAGAAATGTTCCGTCAAATGTCGTTTTTTCATTGTCTTCTCCTCGTTGATTCCGCTCTGTCATGTGCGTTGATTCCGATCTGATACGTGTTGATTCCATTACAGTATGTGAGTAATGCAAAGTCCTTTGCTCTGCGCTGCTCTCAACTGTCGCGCTGTCAATGTGTACTGTCGATTTCTTATCATGACTCTGAACATGCTTTCCCTCTCGCTGTCGTGTGTTTATTTGACTGCTCAAGCGAAGCGCTTCAACGCTGATCTGTTGAAGCGTTCTATCAGCTTTCAAATGCTCTCAAAGACTCTTAACAACGCGCTCTAGATACTCTGACAATTCATGATCAATTCCCAGCAGCACTTGAGCAGCAGAGCGAATTCCCAGCAGTTTGTTGAAGTGGCAACGAGCTTCAGATTTTTCGTTGTGATACGCTTCACTGTAATCGTTTAGCACTGTGTCAAAGTATGCGCGAAGCGCTAAAACGTTGCTGTAATCAACATGCGTTACTGAATCACTGCTCTGTTTAATCAACTTGTTTTTCTCGCTCATGATATCCCCTCTGCTGCTGTATTTGACTGCTCAAGAAAGCACTACAGAACGCGCTAGAATCGTCTGTAGTGCTCTATCAGAAGTCAACGCTTCTCTTATGCTTCACACTCTTCAAAATGAGCGTCACAGACAAAAATTCCGTCTTCGTCTATTGTAGTTGCACGCTCGTTGCAATCGCATATTTCACACATTGCGACACTGTCGAGATTCTCATAGTTCTCTGCTGCTTCTTCGATTGCTAATTTTCCGTATTTGTTCTCGATCAGCAATTCTCTGTAAGTCTTCGTCATTTCGTTTTCTCTCTTCGCGCTGTGTCAACGCTCGTTTATTTGACTACTCAAGAACACGCTACAGAACGCGCTTAAAATCGTCTGTAGCGTGCTATCAGTGTTCAAATTATGTATGCGTGCTCTTCAAACTCTGTATCTCTCAGAGCTTCAATTAATTCGTCTCGTGTCATGTTTTCGCAGTCTTCGTCAATCAACGCTCTGTAATGCTCTCTCAGCTCTTCGTCTGTGAAGTTGAGAGCTGCGCAAGCGTTGATAACTGTGTTGACTTCGTCAAGATCAGCGCAGAGCGTTTCTTTCTGTTCTTTGTCTACTTCAAACACTATGACTTTGAACTTTGCAGCGAGAACAACGCTTTTTAAATCTTCGTCACACTCAAGCTCATTTTCTGCGCAGTTGATAACAGCATAATTGACGCTGAAATTCTCGTGATAATCGCGCACATAAAACGTGTAAAATTCATCGCTCTGCTCAATGTAATCAGCGTTTAAAAGCTCTTTCGTTGCTGCTGCTAGTTTCTTGAGTTCTCGCTTCTTCATGTCGTTTTCTCTCTTCGCTCGTTGTGAGCTGTTTTATTTGACTGCTCAAGCGAGACGCTGAAATTGCTTTCAGCGCTCTATCAGCGTTCAAACGTTACTGCTCAACTGCTACATAATTCAACTGCTCGTGTCGCTCTAACAGCGCGTCAATCGCTTTAATCAGCTCTTGAGCATTGAACAACAGAGCTAAATCAATGTCTTCAGTAGTACAATTCCCGTTTTCATCATAAATCCCTAGCTCTAAATAGTGTTTTGCAAAATCGTTCTCTTCTTCGTTGAAACAGATAATCGCTTGACAGTCTTTTTCATAACATTTTGTGTCAACTGTTATTGCATTATCTTCGTATCTGTCAGCGTGTCGCATCTCGAAAACAAGTTCTGTCTGTGAAGCGTTCAATGCTTCAACGCGCTGCTCATAGAAGCTAATACGCAAAAACTGATCAATGCTAAAAGCGCGTGTTACTTCGTTGCTGATCTTGTTTTCTCTGTTGAAGTAATTGAGAATCACTGCGTTCTTTGCTGCTGTCGTGTCTAGTGTGCATTTCATGTTGTTTTCTCGCTTCGCGCTGTATCAGCGCTGTTTTATTTGACTACTCAAGCGCAAGCGTCAACGCTGCTCTGTTGACGCTGCTATCAGCATTCAAAATAATCGATCTGCGAAATTATCAACAAACATACAGACAACAAAAGTTGAAATCAGCGCATAAAATATGAAGTCGTTTTTCATGCGATACGCTCGACAATCATCGTTGAATCTTCGTCAACAATGTATCGAGTCTCGTTTACTTTCAGCGTTTCAAGCGCTAACACGTCTTCAGTGCTCATAGATACAAGCTCATACTGTGATGTAATTGTGAACAACGAAACGTTGCTTAAAATAGCTGCTTTGCTCTCTGCGTCAATTACGTTGAAGCGCTTGCTTTCTTTGTAATAATCGAAAATTTGCACACATGCTTTGATATTCATTGCACAATGTTTTCTAAACATCTTGTTAAATTTATCAGCTTCTTTCAGTGCGATTTTTTCGTCTGCGTAAACTAAACATTTTTCAATCAGTTGCATCTCTGCGTTCACTAGAACAACTTGATATTCACTCATTTCGTTTTCTCTCTTCGCGCTGTGTCAGCGCTGTTTTATTTGACTGCTCAACACAGCAGCGCAGCGTTTAAAATGTGACTCGCTGCGCTGCTCTATTAAGTTTCAAATAACTGCTAATTCATATCTTGTGTTCGTTGTGATGTCTTACTGCTTCAGCTACTCGCTCATTATTTAAGACTGTATGAGAGCTAATTTAGTACACAGCGCGTAAAAGTTAATTATCGACTCTTGCTAGATAACACAGTCGTTTTCGCTTTTTTCAGTTCAGCGTTGCGATGTCATTTCTCTACTCAGTGACAGTCAAGCGCACTATTCAATTATCAAAGAACTCTGAAGTTTAAGAACTCGCTGCTGTTGCGCTGTTTAAGCGCTTAGAGTGTCAGAGCGAGAGAAAGCAGAGTTGACGCGCTTTCTTTTGTGCTGCGTTTCAAGTTGTCAAATGCTACAGCTCACAATCTACACGCTATTGATAATATTTCAAGCAAAAAACCAGTAGATAAACGATTTCCTTTAAAATAATTTGCGCTGCTCTTCGCAGTGCTCAAAGTCGCGTTCTCGCTGCGTTTGTGTGCTGTCGCGCTTATGCTCAAAACACAGCGTAAAACGAACGCATTGACGCTGTAGCGCGTTAACTCTGCTCGTGTGATAAATGAGACGCGCAGCAGCAAAGACAGCTTAAAACGCAGATAAGAGCGCTGGGCATAGTTGAGCGTGAAATGATCGACAACACAGCGACACGTCAACGCAGATCGAAACGAGAGCAGAACACAGCAGCGCGTCAACGTCTCGTGTGCTCGTTGCTGTTGAATGAAAGCTGTCAGATAACACACTATCAGAATGTAAAACCCTCGTTGCTATACTTGAGTAATGCACGCGAAGCGCTTTAATGTCCTAAATGACTCTTTTTTGTGCAACAATCGCGCAAGTGCTAGTAATCACAGGAAAACGATTTTGCGCAGCTCCTCAGATCGAAAAGTTATCAACATTTGACGCTGTTTTATCAACAGAATGCTATTTCATAAAAACACGCTGAAAACACGAGTTATCAACAGTTTTCCTCTACTTATCAACATGCCCTAAAACGAACAAAAACCCGCTTTTTAGACGTTCAAGCGTCAACGTATAGCTCTCTATGCACACGTTTTCTGTATCTTCAGCGCGTCCTCTGCGAAAGCGCATGAATAAAGGGTTTAGCTGTCATATTGATAAATGAAATCCAACTTTCAAAACGAATAATAGACCCCTTAAAACGCATCTCAGCACAAAACGCATGAAACAACGCTCTGACACACTCAAGCGCATACATGAGAGCATGAACAGCACAACACTAAACAAACGCGCTGAACATGCTTTCCCTTTCGCACGTCAACACGTCAACATGCTATAGATAATCGCGCACACGATATACAGCAACACACTCAAGTTTAACCTCTATAAACTTCCTCAAAGTCACATACTCTGCTAAACAATTCCCTTCTAAATATCTCTTGCATACTGTATGAGCTAACGAAAGAAAGTCCAACAGCACGTTTCTAAAAAGCACACAACACAGCAGAACAATCAACGCGCATGACCTCACATAGTTAGCACTGAACTTAATCAAGTTTCGTTTCGTCTTAAAACAGCGATAACACAGCAGCACACACAACAATGAATCAAACTAACAGTTAGTTAATCACAGTCAGCGTGTATATGTTCAACGTATAGAAACTTACAGCATACAAGTGTAGAAAGATCAATTTCCCGTAGCTCAAAGCTCTCTGCTTTCATGTCGTGAAACTTTGCAGCTCAACAGCACGACACGAGCGCAGCAGATCAGCAGCAGCACACAGCGCAGCGTCTCACTTGAGCAAGCGCAAGCGATAGCACACGAAACAGCGTCAACACGCTATCACACGAGCACAACAGCGCATCGATAGCACGCTTTATCACAGCTCTGCCCTTGATAGCACTCGCTCTGCTGCTTCGCTGCTCTCGCCCTGCCCTGCTCGATGCCCTGAGCTGCGCTGCTGTCGATGCTGAGAATTGCGCAAGGGCACCCCGTGTTTTCAGACACGGTGGGTAGCCAGAAACGCGGAGGTTCCGGATTCTAAACTTTTAGAGTCGAAATCTTATTTTTCTATATAGGGGAAGAAAAAATTTAAACGTGACGGTGACGGCGTAAAACGAGACACGCGAAAAATCGAAAAGCGCTGGAAAAATTTTCCAAAAAAATTACCGCTGAGGAGCAAAACGATATGGCACGAACGGCACTTCCAAAATTCACGAAACGAAAGGGATTCAGAACTCCCGCGGAAGAGGCAAGAGTCCATGCGGCTACGCCTCAGGGGAAGGTGGAGAAATCGCTGCGCAAGGTACGGCGAATGGTCGACAAACGACTGGAGCTGAGAGCGGTGGAGGAAACGGCTGAAATTTTGGCTAGAGAACCTGAAAGTCAAGAGCCTCGGAAAGAACATCGCACGGGGCGCAGAGTGGATAGGAAAATCGGCGAAGGCATAAACATACCGCCACAGGCTGCGATACCCGTTAACTCTAATGGACGCCCTGCGATATACGACCCGTACCGCTTCCCACATATTGCCTACGTCCTTTGCAAAGAGCGTGGTTTCACAAACGAGGAACTGGCACGAGTTTTCGACGTATCTATTTCCAGCGTAAATCAGTGGATATGGATGCACGAAGAATTTAAAAGAATGGTTAGGAGAGGACGCGATGAATACGACAGTGAGAACGTGGAAAACGCGCTGCGCAAACGTGCTATTGGCTATAAATATACTGAGACACATCGCACGAGAACTAAGATCATCGGAAAGCTCTCGAACGGTACGGAAGTTGAGATCCCCGCTCTTTCAATCACCACGGTGGAGAAAGAAGTAGCGCCTGATCCGCGTTCGGCAATGTACTGGCTGCAAAATCGACAACCAGAACGTTGGAAGAATACTCTCAAGATCGAAGTCGATGCCACAACTGGTCAAGTCGAAGAAGAGGCTCTTTCAATCGAGGATATGTCCACTGCTGAACTTCTTGCGCTACGTGACATCTCGACTAAAGCGGCTGAGATGCGCGTAAAGACGATTGATATTGCACCCGAGAGGCAACAGTCTTCGGTGGCAGATATTTTAGCGGCAGCCGACAGAATGGCAATAGCACATCAAAAGGTGACTCCATGAAAGGTAGAACTCTCGAAGGCGAATTAGTAGATATCCGAATCGGACAGGCACTGTGCGGAATAGGCTTCACAGAAATCATCTTCGAGTTCGGTGACACGACAAATCCGAATTTCGTGGACTTTATTCATCCCGAGAGCAACTTGTGGATGCGCCTTTGCCCAAAAGATAAAGCGAGCGTGTAAAAATGGCAAGAACCTCAATGGTACATACCGCGGAACAAGCGCACATGAAGCGGCTATTGAACACCCCCGTGGACAAGATCAATAAAGTCCTCGCGGAGCGTTCTCTAGCCGAGTTCGTTCGACAGCTCTGGCCGTATATCGACCCGCATCCGTACGTTCATGGGTGGCACATCGACGCAATATGCGAGCA